CTTGCGTGGTGTGCGCATGCTCGTGGTCGAGGTCGGCATCGGAGGCACGACAGGCGAACCCGCCAGCGTGTCGAGCGCGGCGGCTGCGCGCTCGGAGAGATCCTCGCTCATCCAGTCGCTCTCACGTTCTCCCGCGCTCGCACGATCCTCGACCCGCTTCGCACGGAAGTCGCCCGCAAGCATGCGCGATTGCGCGTCCACCATCTTCGCCTTCAACTGGAAGGCGTTCATGGCATCCTCGAACAGATCGGAGAGCGTCTTGTAGTACGCGCTCACCGCGGCGCGCCGCTCGTAGTCGGGATGCGTGCGATACGCCTCCGCGGCTTCATCGTTCGTGAGCTTCTTGTCGCTCTTTCTCCGAGCTTCGGCGGAGACCTCCGCCTTCCACCTCACGAAGTCACGTTCCGCGTGCGCACTCGCGCGCTCGCATGCACGGCGGGCACGAGCCATCTCCATGTACATCGCCGCCAGCCACTGCGAGTCGAGCACGAGGTTCGGCGTGTCGATCACGAGCATGCCCAGTAAATTCTCGCGCTCGATCCTCACCTCGTTTCCGGTGATGGGATCGTGGATCGTGCAAACCACCGGCATGTTCAGCCGGAGCCTCTTCACGACCTCACCCATCGACGCGTAGACGGCACCCATGCTCATCGCCGCACCCTCCCATCCGATCGCGCGCACGTGAGAGCGCGCCTCAAAAGATCGATCATCCGCTCATGCGTGTTCATGCGTCCTTACCCTCTATACCCGATGCGTCACGCGTAACGCCACGACGTAGGCTCAAGGATGGCTTCCCTCTTGGCTTCCCACGTCGTCGTCGTGATCGCGCAATTCGCGCGCACGGGCACACCACCACGCTCGAACATCGGCCAGTTCGTCGTGATCTGCATGATGCCGTGCAGGAGAACGGCAGCATGCCGCTCCGGCACCTCGTACACGATCTCATCGTGGATTGTCTGAATGACGAGCGCTTCAGGGCACGCGGCGCGAAGCCACATCTTCGCGCGGATCAAGACCTCCTTCATGAGGTCAGCCGCAGTACCAGAAACGATCGAACTCATCATCATGCGTTCACCGCGCGCGCGGATCCACTTCTCCTTCGCGCCAATCTCGACGATCCGGCGCGGTCGGCCGAACGGCGACACGAACATGATCTCGGGGTGCGCAAGCATCTGGCGCGCGAGATCATCGCGAAAGCGCTGGATGCCGTGATACTTCTTGAAGAACGCATCGAGATAGACCTTCGCGCGCTTCTTCGTACCCTCGGGATCCTTCGCGTAACCCTTCATCCGCTTCGCGAGCCCATGCTCGGTCATGCCGTACGAGTTCCCGAAGTTCACCTGCTTCGCGACATCACGATCACCGCCGGTTACCTCATCACTCGTGATCTTGTGTACATCGAGATCATTCGCGTAGCAGTAGAGCAGCGTCGGATCGCGTGAAAGCCACGCGAGGATGCGCAACTCGATCTGCGAAAAGTCGATGTACGCGCGCACGTAGCCAGGGCGGACGGGAAAGTAGCGACGCACCGAGAGTGAGTGCTCAGGCCCAGCACTCACACCAGAATCGAAGATGTCACCTTCCGCGCGCGCTTGAATGCACTTCTTGCATCCGCACGTGTGCAGATGGACGGGCTTCTTCGCGATGTTTTGAATATTCGGATCAGCAGACGAAAGGCGCCCCGTCACAGGCACGCCACCTTCCTCGCGTTGCTCTAACTGGTTGTAGACTGGATGCAGACATCCAGTCTCGGGCGAGTAGTAGCGGAGAAACGCGCTCGTGTACGTCGTCGCGATCTTCCTCGCACGAGCTTCGCCGGAGAGCGCGAGAATGAGCGGACGGTGCTGGGGGTACTTCGCCGCCAGGATCTCTCGCACCTCCTTGTCCACGGCGCAGTGCTTCAGATCAGGCCGATAGTCGTTGCCGCCATCACGCGCGTCGCGCTGCGCACGCTCGCCGCTCTTCGTGAGCTTCGGTGGCTCCATCTTCAGATGGTTGAAGAAGAGATCGCGCAGCGTGTTGTCATTGATCTCGAACTCGCAGCCGAGCATACGCCTGACCTGCGCGCGGTAGTATTCGACCTCCGCACTCGCGACGTGCTGCGCACGTCGCACCTCGTCGGTGTCGAGCGGGAGCCCGTACCACTCCATGTCGTGCAGCGCATCACTCACGCTCTCTTCCCGTGCCGTCAGTTCCGGGAAGGCGCGGCGCGTCCACGCATAGAAGTCGAGCAGCATCGCCGTGTAGAGCACGTCACGGCACGCGTAGCGACCTTCGAGCATGATGGGTACACGCGAATGCCCGAAGCGCTCCAAGTATGTCGGCTCGCCATCACTGTCATCATCTCGGCGTCGATCACGGAACGGGATGCCGAGCCTCGCCGCGTCGCGGCGCATGAAGTCATCGACTTCTTTCTGCTCGGTCTTTGCGCCGTCGATCAGATAACGATCAGCGAGGTTCTTCAACGCAAAGCTCCGCTCGTTCTCATTCGCAGCATTCGCAAGGCGCGCGGTATCCACGATGCGACGCAGGAGACGGATCCCTTCTTTTCGTAAGAACCACTTCTCGAACTTGTCGTTGTGCATCCCGCACTCGCCATCGCGCGAGAAGATGTCCTGCACTGCACGCGCTGCGACCTCGGGAGGCAACTGCTTGATCGTGTGATCGTTGGTGTGGCGGATGGGCACGTACCAGCACGCCACGTAGTCGGGTGCCGGACGCACGGCAAACGCGTGCCCGATGATTCTCGCTCCGAGATGCGGGTTCACGCCGCTCGTCTCGGAGTCATAGACGATTCTCGGCGACGCGCAGAGCACGCTCGCCATCGCCTCTAACTGCGCAGTCGTAGTGACGAGCGTGTTCCGCACCGTCATCACGCCGAGCTTTGTCGAGAGGCGCTCCTGCGCGTTCCATGCCGAGTGAAACGCGACGCCTGGAAGCGTGAGTGTCTCCATCAACTAGCTCGTCTCTGCACGCCCTCAAGACGCGTGCGCAGCACTTCTGGCGCATCGTCGGGATGGAAGTAGATCACGCCACTGGCGATCATGAATGCGTCGTGTGGACCGCGCGTGAGCACGAAGTAACGGCGCGTGCCCGCGTGCCAGTACCACACCTCGAACACCGGCTCGCCTGCGTCGGTCACGCAGACGGGCTCATGATCACGCTCGACCTCGCGTGTGCAGTCGTCGCGCGATAGGTTGACGATCCAACCTCGGGTCATGCTCGAATCTACCCGATGCGCGCACGATCGAAACGACAAAGCCCGCCCGACGGGTGTCGGGCGGGCTTGATCGTGGCCGTTCAGGCGGCCTTCTTCGCCGGCTTCTTCTTCGCGGCCTTCTTCGCCGGCTTCTTCGTGGCCTTCTTCGCGGCCTTCTTCGCCGGCTTCTTCGTGGCCTTCTTCGTGGGAGGCGGCGGGGGCGCCTTCTTCGCCGCCTTCTTCGCCGCCTTCTTCGCGACCTTCTTCGGCTTCTCCACGGGCTTCGCGCTCTTGCCGTGCGCGCCGACGACTGCCGGCTGGCCTTCGCCCTGCTGCGAGTAGACGCCGCCGGGCACACCCCGACCACGGATCTCGGTGCACGAATACGACTGGACGTTGAAGTAGTCGTTGCCGGAGACAGCGCGCTTGCTCGCCCACTGCCCCGCAGCGGAGAGCGACGGGTACGTCACGCCATCCATCACGAAGCCATCCTTCGCGATCTTCACGACGACCTCATCGCCATCACGCTTCTTCCGCACGATTTCCATCCCGATGGCGAGATCGAACGGCTGCCCGAGCTTGATGCGCCCGAGCGCGGCGGCCATCTGCTCACTGTCGAGCGTGCGCGGCTGCGGCAAGAAGCGGTGGTGCCCCTCGGAGTAGATCGCGACGCGCTTCTCCGCGGGGATACGCGTGCGCGACTTCTTCTCGCCCCTCTCCTTCGGCGCCTTCTTCGCGGCCTTCTTCGCGGCCTTCTTCGCCGGCTTCTTCGCGGTCTTCTTCGACTTCTCCTCGTCGCTCATGTTCTCCTCCGTGGAGTTCTCCTCCGCGGTCTCGTCGTCGATCATGTTCTCCTCCTCGTCGTCCTCGTCGTCCTCGTCCTCGCCCTCCTCCTCGTCGCCCTCGTCCTCGGCGTCCTCGGCGTCCTCGTCCTCGGCGTCCTCGTCGTCGTCCTCGTCGTCTTCGTCGTCCTCGTCCTCGGCGTCCTCGCCCTCCTCCTCGTCGTCTTCGTCGTCTTCGTCGGTCTCGTCCTCGCCCTCCTCGATCTCGTCCTCGTCCTCCTCGATCTCGTCCTCGTCCTCCTCGATCTCGTCCTCGTCCTCCTCGATCTCGTCCTCGCCCTCCTCCTCGTCGTCTTCGTAGGGCTGCGTGGTCGAGAGCGAAGCGGGGATCTTCCCGCCGCTTTGCATGAGCGCCGAGCGCTTCTTCATACGCTCGATCGCATCGTCGAAGCTGAGCACGCCCGCCAACACCGCCTTGACTTCGGTGTCCGCGTCGAGCGTGAGCCCGTTCGAGTTCTTCACGCGATCGTTCACCAGGTCACGCAAGCAGGTGAACTTGTCCTGGCACTGATCGCGGCATCCGACGTCGTTCGGGTCGTAGCCGGGACCAGCAGGGAGCGATGCGTGGCACTCGGCCAGTTCTTCCGTCTTCACCACGGGGAGCTTCACGTTCTTCGTCGTCTTCGCCATCTGATCCTCCTCCAGTCGTCTATCTACACGATGAGTTGCCGTCGTCAACATCCGTTGACCGAGCAGCCGAAGTAGCACATCCCGAGCCGTCGAACGCACGCGCTCGACCTCTCCTGCGCTCACGCGCTCGCCACGGGCTCGCGCGGCGCCGATCTTCGCACCGTCAACGAACGCCGCGACGAGCAGCGCCATCTCATTCTTCGAGAGCCGTTCGTCAAGCGCGCGGATGAGTTCGCGCGCCGACGCCGACTCCTCCGGCGGGAGGGTCGGAGCCGCAGTCAAGTCCACGAGCGACAACGACTCTGCATCGTTGCTCACGGGAGCGTCGGCCGATCGCACGGTCATGCGACGCCCCCAGTGGTCGAGCGGGACACGACCTGCCGTGGTCGCATCCCGCTTCAAGTTGACGAGCTTGTTCCTCACCGCGACGGTCACGAAAGCGCGCCCGGTGTTCCGAGTAGCGTCGTGTTTCGTGAGAGCGAGTGAGACCGCGAGACGCGCCTCTTGCGAGAGATCATCGCGATCGTAGCCGGGCACGTAGCCGATGCGACTCACCTCGCGTCGAACGATGTCCTCGAACGACGCGAGACGTGCGCTGGTTGCGGTCAGAGCGAGACGCATTCGACTTCCGTCCGTCCTTCCGTGATCACCGACGCGAAGCTCTCGAACGCGACTTCCATCAGATGCTCGACGGAGTTCGCAACCCAAAACCTCGGGTAGAAGTGCTTCACGGCGTCCGTTTCGATACCAATGCCGTAGACCTCGATCCCAGATGCGATCACGCGCTGCACGCACTCGGTCAAGAACTGCATTCCAACGCGGTCGCTACGCGCACCGACAGGCATGCCGTCGGAGAGCACGAACATCACGCGTCGCTTCTCAGGCCGAAGGGTGAGCCGGCGAGCCTGCCACAACACGGCTTCGCCATCCAAGTTTTCATGGATGCCGTACGCGTACCGAAGGCCGCGCGCGTCATTCACGCCGTAGGGCTTGAAGATGGCATGCACGGGCACGAGCAGCGGCCACTCACGCAACGCATCTTCGGTGGTGGACGCGTGCGCACGACGCGCCGAGAAGCCGCGCGGCGCGTGCACTGCACCTTTCTCCCATCGCCACAACTCGCGAGCAAAGAGATCGGGATCACTGCCGTGTGCGTGAGCCTCGCGCAGCGCTTCGCGCATGCGCGCGAAGTGCGCGTCGAGGTTCTTCATGTCGGCCGTCCACGGATGGAATCTATGATCCGCGCTCGATGCGGTAGTGAAGCCGGTGATCTCATGCTCGATCGAGCACGAAGAGAGCGCGATGTGCAGCGCGTAGGCGACTCGACGCGCGAGGTAGTCGCGCGAGCGCACGCCGCCACGGCGCTCGCTACCCATCGAGCCCGAACAGTCGAGCATGATCGCAACTGTCACGTCGCGATCATCCTCAGCGATCCACTGACGGAAGATAGTATCGACGGGCGCAGCCCCGACGGAGAACTCGCCAAGCAAGTCGAGATCGACCTCGCCTTCGTCGTTGCCCGAGACGGGACGGCGCTCGCGGCGCGCCTTCAGCGCGACCTCGAACGCTTGCGTGAGCGCCGAGCTAGCGATGCGAGCATCCCGCTCGATCACTTCAGGCTCGTCATCGAAGTGTCTGTTCGCTTCGTGTGGCGGCTCATCGTAGAAGTCGCGCACGATGTCAAACTCATGCGAGAAGACACGGTAGACGTCCGAGCCTTCGTAGTGGCGCTCCATGAGTCGCGAGATCGCCTCTTCGGGGTTCACGACGTCGGAGCCCCTCTTCCATGCATCGAGACGAAGCTCGCGCACGGCGCGATACGGATCAACCGTACCACCAGCGGGACCCGTGTCCGCGTCCTCGCCCCTTGCAGACTTGCTGGAGCCCTCGTCGCCCTCGGAGCCGTCCTCGCCCCTTGCAGACTTGCTGGAGCCCTCGTCGCCCTCGGAGCCGTCCTCGGAGCCGTCCTCGCCCCTTGCAGACTTGCTGGAGCCCTCGTCGCCCTCGGAGCCGTCCTCGCCCCTTGCAGACTTGCTGGAGCCCTCGTCGCCCTCGGAGCCGTCCTCGCCCCTTGCAGACTTGCTGGAGCCCTCGTCGCCCTCGGAGCCGTCCTCGGAGCCGTCCTCGCCCCTTGCAGACTTGCTGGAGCCCTCGTCGCCCTCGGAGCCGTCCTCGGAGCCGTCCTCGCCCCTTGCAGACTTGCTGGAGCCCTCGTCGCCCTCGGAGCCGTCCTCGGGCGGCGGGGGCGGCGGCGGGGGCGGCGGCGGCGGGGGCGGCGGCTCACGGAAGCGCGACCACAAAGCAACCGAGAGCCTGTAGACCGCCTCGCTAGTCGCAAGCGTGTCGAGCGTGTCGAGCCCGTGATGAATCGCCGCACGCAGAAGGTCAGCGACCTCCGGGCGCACGGCCCCAATTTCGGGCAGCGTCACGCTCTTGCGCACGTAGAGCGTCGCCGCGATGCAGAACGCCGACCACACGTCAGCGTGAGCGAAGTTCTGCTGCCACGCCGAATCCTCCCAGAACCATCGATTCTTACGGTGCAGATTCTGCCTGCACCCGATGTACTCTTCGCCCAGAAGCCGTTCGACTCGCCCATCTTCGAGAGCGTTGAAGAGCGCGGCGAGCGCCTCACCGCCCTTCTTCTTCGCGCGCTCCATGATCGAGTGATCGGTGTGGCGCGCATGCCCGCACTCATGATCGAGCAACCCGTGAAGCATCCGCTCCGCGTTCGGCCCGAGATGCGTGTATGTCTCCGCGTTCGGGATCACGACCCGGCCGGGCACGCTGTACGCGCGCGTACCCCGCACCTCGACCTTCAGATCGCGGTCGTACGCGAGAATGCGTCCGAGCCGCTCCATCTCATGCTGCAACGTCATGATGCACCTCCTTTCGCGCGCTTGGCGCGCAACTTCGCAGCGAGCGCGTTGTCGTCGAGCACAGACACATCGCCCGACGCAATTCGTCGGCGCCGCTCTTCTTCTTCGAGCCGTTCGCGCTCGCGCTGCTCTTCGAGCGCGCGAGCCGCCGCTTCAGCCGCCTTGCGCTCTTCCTCGCGCTTGCGCTCTTCCGCGGCGTGTTTCTCCATCCAGTGCAGCGCGAGACCATGCGCGATGCGCGCGTTCGTCACCGTGCCGAACGCATCGGCCTGCGCCGTCGGCGGATAGGCGACGAGTCGCTCATCGCCTTGCTCGACCTGCGTGTACCACTGCGTGAACGCTTTGCGCGCCGCAGACTCGACGGAAAAGACCGACGCCTGCACGCCACCATCGATCAATCCGTCGATCGCGATGCGACCGCGGATCGGTTCGATCGTGCCACGCTCGACGACGAACCACGAATGCGAGCCGAGCGTGAAGCGCGTGAGCGTGATGAGGTGCATCGGTTGCTCCGCCACGAGAGGCTCCCACGAACGAGCCTCGCCACGTGCCCCGACAACCGCATTCGCCATGTCTTTGGCGTAGGTCATGTAGAAGCGCTCGACGCGCGAAACACCAGCATCGAGCTGGCCGAAGCTCTCGACGGGCAGATCAACGAAAAGCCCGCGCTGAACCTGGCCCACGAGCGACGCAACCGAAGGCGCACCGTTCTTCGCGAAGTCGCGCCATCGCCCGAACGCGAAGCGCTGCGCCGGCGCGATCGGCTCCGCCAGCGTATCGAAACGATAGACTTCGATGGGATCGGCATCGGGCTTCGATCTCTTACCGACAATCCTGATCGCCATCGTCACTTCTCCTCTTCGTAGCCGAAGATGCGACGAATCACGCTCCGCGCGACCGACGCATCCGTCGGCGACTCCAACTTGCGCAGCACCGCGAGATCCGCGGCGCGCAACACGTCGTTGTCGAGATCGTGAATCAGACGCGCCCACTGCACGCACCGTCGCGTGCTGAAATCGGCTTTGAACTTCTGATCCTTGCGCAACGCATCGGCGACACGAGCGATGCCCTCAGCGAAGTCGAAGTCGAGTTCGGGCACATTCACACGAATGCGCTCGCGCTCGACATCTTTGCTCGGGTAGTCACACGCGATCACGACGCCGAAGCGATCGACGAACGCCGCGTTCATCGGATTCGTACCGGCGTGCCGAGCACGCGCGCTCGCACGAAAGCCGATCGTGTTGCCCGTCGCGAAGATGCGGAAGTCGGGATGCGCCGTGATCGTCTTCTTCAGTTCGGGAACGTGAAGCTCACGTCGGTCTTCTTCGAAAACGGGCTGAAGAACGAAGAGCACACTCGGCAGCGCCGCATCGATCTCGTCCAGCAACACCCACCAGCCCTGCTCCATCGCTACGGCAAGATCACCGGGCGAGAAGATGAGCGAGAGCACCCCGTCCTGCGACGTCGGCTTCATCATGCCTCGCAAATTCGAAACGCGTGTCTCGCCGTCGCAATTGAACCGCACGAGAGGCATGTTCGTCATCGCCGCGAGCGCACCGATCACGCTCGTCTTGCCGCACCCCGTCGGACCGGTGAGAAGCACGTTCATGTTGCGTCGCACCGCGATCGCGATCTCCTCGCACTGCGCGGAGTCGAAGACGTACGGGCGTGGCTTCGGCACACCCGCTTGCTCATGCGCCGTGACACGCGCGCGAAACGTCGCGCCTCCGATGATGCGATCCTCGTAGCTGATCGACTGCGCGGCATCTTGTAGACCGCGCGGCTTCCTCTTCATGCTCTTGTCCATCGTCTCGTCCTTGAGCTAGGTACTGTTCAGGTTCGTTCATGGCATCGGGCGCGGCGCGCGCCGCGCCTTCAGCGCAGCCAGCTTCGCTTCACGTGCCGCGCGCGCTTTCGCGAGGAACTCTTCGCGTTCACGCCACGGCAGATCGATCGCCGCATCGAGCGTCGAAGTCAGCCACCGGAGCGAAAGAAGCAGCAACTTCGTCTGCCGCCACACCTCGCTCTTCTGCGCAGTGAGATAGTCGGCGCGACGGTAGAAGCGCAGTGCGTTGCGCATCGGCCTCACGAGCCTCGCGATGCGCGAGTAGACGTCGTGCTGCGTCTGCCCGAGCAGCATGATCTCGTGCTCGCGCCGACCGTAGCGACCGTAGTAGCGGAACTCATGCGCGAGGCTTTCGAGTCCCGCGTAGTGCTTCTCCATCTCGACGTGATCGGGATGCTCGTTGCGCCACGCTTCCTTCTTCCACAGAGACATGCACTCGCGCAGGTTGCGTTCGAGGATCGCTCTCGCTTCCTCGCTCGTCTCCGCGCCCCGCACCTTCAGCCCAAAGTTGATGATGCAGTTGCTGCCGACCCACAAATCACCCCCACCAGCGATGTTCTGAAGTCGGAAGTCATACTGCAACTTGTCGCGGTTCGATCCGTCGTCTTTCGAATCGCCTTTGCCGCAGAGGGCACACGACGCGATGCACGCGCCGTGGTTTCGAATGCTCGTGAGCGTCGGCACGAACTCGAATTCGCGCCGCACACGTGCCATAACCTCATCGTCGAGTTTCGCGAAGACGTGTTCGAGATCGCTATCGTTCGCAGCAGAGAGATCGAAGTTGCACTTCTCGATCTCACGAAACGCTCGCTGCTCAGCCAGCGAGAACTCGCGGAAGACCGTCGAGTGCATCAGCAGCACGACAGTCGTGCGGACGTGCTTGTAGTGCAAGCCCGGCCCCTCATGGCCGAACATGCGTGTCTTCGTCGCGCTGCGCGTCTTGCGCTTCGCGATCTCGGGGTTCGCAATCGGCTCGCTCGTCTCGGTCACACTGTTCTTGTCCATCGTCTCATCCTTTCGAGCTACTGTTGTCAGTCGAGAATGAAGACCTCGGCGCTCGCGGCGTGCCCCCACGTCGCACGCTCGTTGCGCGCAACGTCGAACGCGACCGCATGAATCGCTTCCGCCAACGGAAGCTCGACGATGAACGTGCCTCGCTGATCGAAAAGCGCCACCATCACGCTCTTCAGCGGCGCGTTCGGGCGACTCACGTGCAGCGCGAGAAGCCCTTTCGCGATCGACTCAGTGAGCAGCCCACGATGCCGAAGCTTCGTGCTCATCACTCGTCCTCCATCTGCATCTCGATCATGTTCAGCCTCCGATGACGCACGGCCCCATGCCGCACTGACAGTGCTCGATGCGAGATCGATCACTGTCAGTGCGGCGCGAGCCGAAGCTCACGCCGCGCGCGTCAAAGCACTCCGGGAATGGAGAACTTCACGCGTCCTGCCCTCGTCAAGACGAACACGCCGCGGTTCCGCAAGGACTGCCACACGGCATCGGCATCGCCATTCATATGCGACGTGCTCATGCACGCCCGCACGATGCGGTCTGCTTCATTCGCAGTCTCGTGTTCGCCATCTTGCAGATCGGTGAAACTGCGCGCGAGCATCGCCTCGATCTGCTTCTTGGAGCGCTTCGTCTCGATGCGAACGAAGCCGCGAGCTTGCAACGAGCGAATGAGCATGAAGTGCTCGTCGTCGCCCATGTCGACGAGCGAGAGCTTCACGCGGTACTCGACGGGCGCCGAGAACGTGCCGCAGATGTACTCGCTCGGATTGTACAGACGGTTACCGATCTCGAAAGTCGTCTTCTCATACGGCACGCGCGGGTCGCGCACGCGCACGTCGAGACCGATCACACGCTCGAACGCGCGCTCGCTCAGCACGATCGGTTCGCGCGTGTGAGTGTCCGCCGCGAAGCGGACGATGTAACTACGCTCCAACGTTTCAGCGTCAAAACGCTCGGGGTAGCGATCAACGATCGCGAGCTTGTTGTCCCACGCGCCCCAACGCAGCCCGCCGCGCGCACTCGTGTGCGGCGGGAGTTCAGCGAGCCGTACCGTCTGCATCACTGCCGCCCACTGAACGTTTCGGGCTCGGGTCAGCTCGCATGATTGACGATCAGACTCAGCGTCGCAGTCGCGACCGCGACCCACAACGTGAGGCTCTCGGGAGCATCGGCCGCTTCCGCGGCCATGATCTCCCGCGCCACGGCGGCAGCATCAAGGTGCGACGCTCCGCCGCCCACGGCGGCAAGCACCGCATCAACAAGACGCCAGGCGCAACCGACCCCGCACTCATCGAAGAGTTCGACGAGCACGTCCCGGACTTCACCACGCTCCAAAGATGCAGCAACCAATCGGTCCACCCACTGCTGAGGCCAACGTGGGTGGCAGGCGTCTCTGCCGGGTCCCGCGCACACCGGGGGCGGCGAGAGCGGGATGTCAAGCGTGTAGCCACGCTTGACGAGCGAGGCCGCGACGTCTGACGCCACGTGGTGCGCAAGCCACGCGTCTCGCGTACGCGAGAACTCCGCGCGGAGCTGTGCGCGGAGATCGGCGCGGTGGTCGCGACCATCTTCGGGGGCCTGCGGCAAAGTGAGAACTTGTCCTCGCTTCATTTTCTTCTCCTTTCATCCAAAAGTCACTGACACCCATCGTCAGGTCGCGCCTCACGCGACGACGGGCACCGCTCACGCGGTGCCCGTTTCGGGCTCGGGTCAGTTCCGGGTGCGGCGCATCTCAGGCTCTCTGCGCGCCTGCATTCAGTTCGGCGGCCAGAGCCTTGGCCTCCGCCGTCGCGCGCGCGAAAGCGCACCGATCCGTGAGCCCATCGAAGCACCGCTCCCACGTGCGGATGATCTTCACGACCCCGCGGGCACGCTGTGAGATCATCGCTGGCCGTGCACCACGCTCGACTTCGATCACTGCTACACGACCATAACGGCCCCAGCAGTTCGATGGCATCTTCGCACAAGCCGTCATGACGATGTACTCCGTTTCCATCTTCGCCTCCTTCAATACTACTGACGCCCATCGTCAGGTCGCGCCTCACGCGACGACGGGCACCGCTCACGCGGTGCCCGTTTCGGGCTCGGGTCAGTAACGACCGCCCACGTCGCAGCATCCGCAGCACGGCGCATCTTCGCAGATGCCGCGCGGCACGCTCATGTAGCGGTAGCTGCGGCGGTTGTACTGCAACGAGACGATCGAGATGCCGTTACCACGGAAGAGGACTTTCGAAACAACCTCTTCCTTCGTCTCGCCGCTCCGCTTCAGCACGATGATCTTGTCACCAGGATTCACATCTTGCGTGACCTTCGCCCCCCAAGTGTTGTTGCGAAGCTTGATGTAGGTCGCCATGGGTCCTCCGTCGTCCGGCCGAGCCGGCTAGGTAGGAGCGGCACCGCGCCGCTCATGACCATCTAGTAGGTCCGGTCAGGGGGTCGGTTCGCAGGATTCGAGAAAAAAAGATGCGAACCCCAGTTTTCGTGGGGTTTTGCCATCTCTTTTCTTCTCCCCCACCCCATCCCCACCCTGTGGATAACCACCTGCACCTACATGTAGTACATGCTACAGGCGCGGGACCCACGTCACCGCGCGGGTGACGATGCTCGCGTTCTGCTCGCGAGTGAGTGAGCCCGCGTCATAGCCTGGTGGCGGAGCGCAGATCCTCACTTCCGCGTGCGCTGAAAGCTCACGCGCGATCGCTTCAGCGCTCGCCGCTTCGTCCGCCCCGTGATCGAGATAGATGGTGAATCGCTGCGCACGCATTCTCTTCAGTCGTTCGAGCTTCACGGGTCCAGCGACTTTGCCGAGCAGCGCGACCGCGTGCACGCCAACTTTGATCGCGTCGATGGGCCCCTCGCAGATCACGACATGAGGCTCGACACTCGCGCGCTCGTAGTTGAAAAGCACCTCGTGTGCCTGCACATCGTCACTCGATCGGATCAACGGATTGATGCTCTTCACGTAACCAGTACGTGCACGCCACTCGCGCTCTTGCTCTTTCGTGAGACCCGATGGAGGGTCCCACGTCGCACGCGCTTGCCAGTAGACAAGCGTGCCATCCATCCGACACAGAAAGACGATGCGATCTTTCGTTCGACCGGAGCGCCCGAACGCGAGGCCGAACTCGCGCACCATCGGCTCATCGATGCCGCGGCGCGCGAGGTATTCCCACGCGCGAGCGTGAGGCGCGCACGGCACGGTGAGGATCTCGGCACCATCTGGCCATGGCGACTGCGGCAAGCGGCGCACCGCAGGCTTCGGCGGCTCCATCGGCATAAGCGCCGACGAGAGCGCAGCCGCGTTTGAATCGCCGCCGATGTAACGCGAGATGAACCACTGCACCGCGCCAAGCTCATCGAGCTTCAGCACGTCGCGCACGAGCGCGAACGTGTCGAACCCTCGCTTGCACCCCCAGCAGATCCCCGCGCGCTTCTGCGCGTTGAACCGCAGGCGCGATGACGAACAGTGCGGACACGTGAAGAGCCACTCGTGCGACATGGCGGAAAGGCTCTCCTTCCGGCCACCAACGGCGCGCGCAAATGGTGCGATCTGGAACGCCGCGACGGCGCGTTCAAGTCGATCATTCGTCGTCATCACCGTTGCCCTTCTTCCTCTTCCTCCGACCCTCTTCCTTGAACTCGATCTGCTCCGCCGTGACACCGAGCTTCATGCGCTCGATGTCGTTCGTGAGTCGCCAAAGAAAGCCCATCGGGTTGTCGCGATGCATCTCCGCATAGAAGCGTGAGATGCCCTTCTCACGTTCGGCGCGCGTCGAGTTCAGCGAGCCCACGAAGTCCACGATGCGGATCTTCGCGTACGCGTCAGCGATCTTCGCCGCGCGGATCACGTGCTCATGCTCATCCGCATCTTCCTTCGGACGCTGCGTCTGCGAGACCGTATGCGTGACAAGCGACCAGTTCAGCGTGAGTCGCTTCAAATCCCGCGTCGCATCAAGTTGATGCTGCGTCTCGCTATCTACGCGCTTGTTGCGTGAGCGCATGAGATCCACGTAGTCACAGATCAACATCTTCGGCTTGAATCCGCGCGCCGCGAGCGTCTTCAGCTCGCTCTCGATGTCGAGAGCCGTGACGTCCCAATCTGTCATCGCGCGGATCACGAGCAAGCCGCGCAGCCTCCGGTATTCATCGATCATGTCGCGGTAGAGCGACGGCGTGATCGAGCCTTTGCGCACTTCCGTATAGAACTCGCCGGAGAAGCGGGTGTCGTAGCGCGCCTCCGTCTGCTCGCGCTTGCCTTCGAGCTGGATGTGCAGAACGGGCTCGCGGTGCATGCGCAAGCATCGGAATCCCTCGTTGATGAGCCACGTGCTCTTGCCCGCCTTCGCGTAGCCCTGCACGAGCCACACTTCGCCCTCGACGGCACCCCCACCACACGCATCATCAAGCGGTCCGATCCCCGTCGAATAGACGTGTTGAAAGCCCGTCGCGTTCTTGATGATGCGTTGCTTGTGGCGAGTCTCGAACTCCTCGAAGAAGAACGATCGGTTCTCGTCCTCGAACGTCACCTCGCGGATCCGATCGAGCGCGCGCTGCGTCACATCGTACGCCTCGATCGGCTTGCCCGCGTTGTACAGATCCTGCGCCTGCTTGTGTGCCTGCGCGAAGACCGATCGCTTGCAAAAGTCGGCGAGCGCTTCGCGGATGTACGCGTGCTCCGTCACGTAGGTGATCGACGTGATGGCGTCGATCTCATTCGAGTAGCTCGTGACGTTCTCAGGCTCGACGAAACGCAGCGCATCGCGCAACGGCACGTCGGTCATGCGCACCATGTACTTCTGCCAATACGCGTTCATCGTCGTCCAGACCCAGCCAAGCGGACGAGTCGTGAAGTACGACGCATCGACGTGCTTGAACGCACGTACTGCGAAGCCTTCGTCTAACATCGCGAGACGTGCGATCGATCGCTGGAACGCGACGTCGAAAGGGAAAGCTGCCGACACGAGCGGTCTATACCCGATGGTACTTCTTCAGCGAGACCGAGCACGCCTCACGTGCTCGGGAGCCTGCGCGATCTTGCCAAGGCGCAGCGCGATCACATCGAAGCCCTCACGCTCGTTCAGACGCTTCGCGCACGAAGCCGCACGCGGGCAAGCAGGACACCACTTCGAGAACGGATGATAGCCGCCAGAAAGGTTGATCTGCGCTTCACAGAGATCGGTGCGCCCATTCACGAGGTAGTCGCGCCGCACCGCCTCGTTGCCACTGTTGACGGAGATGAGTTCACGCTCGAACTGAGTGTCCATGAGCTTCTTCTGCGCGCTCTCCCACGACATGCGCTGGACCATCGTATGGTAGCGTGTGAGCAGCGCTTCGCTCGCCATCGACTGCAAGCTCGGGCGCGCACGAGACCCACGACCTACGCGCACGACACGGAAGCGGAGCCACATGAAGAGCTTCGGCTGCTCGACATGGTGCTCTCGACACCACCGGAGGAACGAGGATGCAGCGTTCCACGCGCCGCGTGACCGCGTGTAGCCGCCGAGACCTCCTGCAAGGCGATCAAACTCATCGAGTACTTCTTGCACCGTGGTCTCCTTCTCGTTCATCTCCGCGTGCATGCTTCCTCCTCAGAGACTGACAACCTGCGTGCCGATGCGTGTCTCGGCGAAGATCCGACGCCCCGCGGCGTGACGCTTCAGCGTCTCGGTGCCGTGGTTGTCGTGGAAGTCATAGATGAGCCCGACGCTCTTGCCTTCGCACGCAGTGAGCGGGCGGAAGTACGACTGCATCATCTGCACGCTGGCGTCGCCGCCCGCGGCGTAGATGAGCGCGCTCGCCCGCGGAAGATCGACGCCTTCACCGATCACGCTCGTGCCGATTAGCACGTAGCCCTCGCCATCTGCGAAGCGCTTCACGGCTGCACTTGTGAGAGCACCTTCGCCTCCCTTCACGACGACGCTCTCAGGGATCATCTGCCCGAGCAAGTCGGCGTGCGCGCGACGCTTCACGAGCACGATCGTCGGGATTCCGTTCTGATTTCCGATCGCGTGCGCGATCTGCGCAACGCGTGCGTTGCGACCCTCGTGCTTCACGATGCCGTCCTCGTAGGCTTCATCCCACGAGGTACCAGGCATCAACCGCGCGCCTGGTACTGGAGCGAACACGATGCGCGGAGGTGCGAGGTAGCCTCCGCTAACGAGTTCTTTGATCTCGATCTTGCGCAGCACCTGCGAGCACACTGCGGCCATCGCGAGATCGTCTCCCGCAGTGCGAAAGTGCGTACCCGTGAACATGAGCCGGTAGTACGCCTCGGACGCAAGTTCGGAGATGCGATGATATGTCTCTGCCGCAGCGTGATGGAACTCGTCGATCACAAGCACGAGGCGCGTCTTCCACCACGCATCAGGTTGCTTCGCCGCACTCGATGCCGTCGCGACGACAATCGGCTTCGTGATGTCCTTCTCGCTCGGCTTCGCGTCACCATCAAGCCTCGCCACAAAGTCAGGGCTCCACATCTTGCAAAAGACCTCGTAGGTCTGCCTCACGATCTGCAAGCTAGGCGCGACATAGACAGTTGGCAGTGCGATCGTGTCGATGGCGCGCGCAGCCATGAGCGTTTTGCCGGAGCGAGGTGGAGCGTCGATCACACCTGTGCCGTACGTGATGATGCGCTTGTGCACTTCGTCTTGGTACGGACGCCACGCCGCACGCACGCTCCACCACGGGATGTTGTCTTCAGGACGGACGCGAATGTCGTGAAGCTCGCACGGCACGCCGTGATGCTTCGCGAGTGCGAGCACGTACGGCGTCAAGCCGGCAGGTACACGGTTGTCAGAACGCACGAGCGAGCCCCACGGCATCCCCTCGTGGATGAAGACTTCGCCGAAGCGAGTCTCACGAGCGCGACGTTCCGCTGCGTCGTTCGTCGGCGCGAGTGGGATCGCTAGCTGCCGGCGGATCGCCGCGATGAAGCTCAACGGCGCACCGTGGATCTCGCTAAACGCGTTGCCTCGCCAGACTTGCACGATCGTCGATCTACCCGATGCTCGTGACGAGCCGATCAACTTCGCGCAGAATGCACCTTGCCCCGCACGTTCGGTTCGTCGTCGCCCTGCGCCTCGTCGTCGTTGGGTATCGCATCCTCCCCGGACGTGCGGGGCTTCTTCATCATGGAGACCTCCGCCTCAGCCCACGCCTTCACGAAAGCGATCCGATCCTTCGTCGGGAGGTCGCGGTAGCTCGCGTCTGGATCCTTCAACATCTTGCGCGTGTGCTTCGTGAGTGCGCGCTTCGCGCGCTGAAGCCACTCGTCCGCGAAGAACGACTCCGTGGATCCTTCGCCGCGCTCCGGGTGAGTGCTCACGAGCCCGCCGAGCTTGTAGACTGGGATGGACGAGCGCCACGAGATCATCCCGTGGACTTCGATCCAACCATGGTCGCGTAGCTGCGCGATATGCCGTCGGATGCTGCGGTCGCTGTAGTCGAGGAAGTCGGCGATCTCCGCTTGCGAGAGTGAGCACACGAGATGTCCGCTTGCGTAGAGTTCGGCGAGCCGTCCTCCACGAAGGCCACGATCATCACGACATACGTGCCGACGCAACACGTCGTAGACCGCGAGCGCCTCCGCGCCGATGATGCGAGGAACGCCCATGTCTACCGAAAGAAAGAAGTGGGGCACGTAGAACCCGAGGTCGGCCATGTCGTGCTCTATACACGATGAAAAGTCGGTCGTGCTGGTCCGGTCGCAAGGGCGGGGCCCTTCGATCTCGGTTTCCTTTCTTTGGGAAGAGAAGATCCGAACGTAGTGAGGATCTTCTCTTCTTTCCGTAGGACAAATTTGTCCGGGGGGTGCGGACAAATTTGTCCGGGGGTCAGGATGCACGCTCAATTTGCGAACGCGACTGCGAGAGCCACGGCTGCCCCGGTCGCCACGAGCGCGCCGACCGCGAACCACAACGGCGGGCTTTCGTACCATTCGCGCGTTGCGCTCCTCCGGCTGCGCTCGATCTCCGCGACGAGTTCGGAGATGCGGTCGCGCAAGAGCCCCTCGCGCAGTGTGAGTCTTCGTGCGCCATCAATTGCCCGGTGAACGGCGCACGGTCTCCCTGCCGGAGCAGGATGGGCTCAGGCAGTTGCACTGACGGAATTGCGTCTTGCGCGTAAGCGGCCCTAGCAGGCGCTAGGACGGCCGCGAGCACGAGGAGCATGGGGGTAGCCACTGCTTCACGGAACGCCTCCACGGGGCCTCTCCGTGGCGGGAATCGGCCCTTCTGAACCCTAGCGCCGCCCCGCGTCTCTTAGCCGGCGGTTGAAGTCGCGGATGAACGCATCCGCGGCTTCGGGACCTCCCTCGCGCGCGGCTTCGTACTTCAGCCGTTGCGCTGCATCGAACGCCGCGATCTCCGCGGCGTGCTCGCGCTCAATCCGAGCGAGTTCTGCTCGTGCGTGTTGCGTTGCCGCGTCGAGACGATCCGCGATCGCGCGCTCTCCAGGACCAGCGTCGATGTCGGTCACGATTGGTAACGGACTCGGAGGCGTGCAGCCGCGCCCGATGAAGAACGCGATCACGACCGCGAGCACGAGCACCGCGACACCGCCGACGACGGCGAGCGCCACGGTGAAGCCTTCACGTGTTGGAGTCTTGTAACCCATCACGTCACCAGTTCTCCGCAACACACGAGGTGTCCGCGCTCGCCATCAATGGCGCGCCGCGGTGCCGTCGTAGGCGGCCTCTTCAAGGTGGTTGCCCCGGTACGGATTCTCGCCGCGAAGTCACGCGACGAGCATGCCTGCGCCGTAGATGGCCCACGGCAGCAGAATCCACACGAGCAGCGCTGCGATCCACGTCCACGCGAGCAGCACGAGCGCGAGCATGAACGCCGCGAGGCAGTTCGCCTCGAACTGCTCGACGTGGATTCGTTCGTGGAAGAGCGTGCGCGCGATCGACGCTTCAGAGTGAGCACCGTTCAACAAGATCCCGTGCCCGATGCACGTGCCTCCCCACTTCACGTACCACGTGCGCACGGGCCACGAGCCCGGTGCGAAGCGAGTCGTGAGCGAGCCATCGATCCATTCGAGATGCGAGCCCCACACGACGCGCACGAAGAGCACCACGAGCCAGCCGACGAGATCATTCGGCAACGTGGCGACGTAGAGGCAGTAGCGGGTCCAGGGCTTCAGCACGATCCCTCCTCCAGGTCACCGTCTCGCGTTTCCACATTCGAGCGTCGCGTCGGCGTGTTGCTCGACCCTCCGAGACGATGCGCCCAATCGGCGAAGAATCCACCCATGCGGTCACCGAACGTGATGATGAACTTACGGATCGTCTTCACGGTGAGTTCGTACGCAACCATCGTGAGCGCGCCGAGCCCCGCGCCGGAGATCACGCGATTCGTGATCGTACTACTGACGCCATCGAAGAGCGGCACGTCCACGACGATGGCGAACACCGCTGCGCACACGAAGATCGGATGGTACGCCTTCGTGACGTAGTAGACGCCTCGCCAGCCTTGATCGCCGCCCTTCGCTGCGATCAGTTTCTGCACCATCTCGCCGATCGCGCCCACGACGAGCATGATCGCGAGGTACGAGATGATGACGAGCGTGTTGTGGTCGAGCGCGAGCGACATGACGAGACCTCCGAGATACCTGCGATCGTAGCAGGCACTTCGGAGGTCTCCGAAAGCGCGATGATCAGGTGTAGGCGTTCACAAAGTTCAGGTTTTGGCTCAATCCGTCGAGATCATCGTCCGGCTTGTAGCCACGAATCGCCGTCGCACCAGTCTTGCGAATGTCCGCGTTGCTCCGGTTCCCGGAGCAGACACCGCCGCCCATGTTGCTGAAGAAGATGAAGTCGAACCCAGCGCCAGAGTTGTGCAGGAACGAGTTGTTCGACACGACCCATCTGAGACCTGCGTTGACGAGCGTCATGCCGAGGTTGTTGTTGCTCGGGCCGCCGCGCATCTGGTTACCGTTGATGATCGGTCCTTGGTTCGGAGCAGAGCCGAGGAAGTGGATCGCGTAGTTGCCGTTCCCCTCGAACGAGTTCGACTCGATCATCATCCGCTCGCACACGGAGCCGCTCGGGACGTAGATGCACGCGCTCGTCGTCTGCGCGTAGTTCCATCGCGCGAAGTGGTTGCGCGTGATCCTCACGTCATCGCAGTTGTTGATCCACACCGCAGCATCAGTCGTCGAGCGGCCAGAGATGTTGGTGCCGTCGAACTCGTCACCACGCATCGTACAGCCGTCGATCGTGACGTCGTTCACGTTCACGAGGCGCACGCCGCGCGTGCGCGAGCCGCCGACCCACTTGTGGATGAGGCAGTCGCTGATGCGCACGTGCGCACCCCAGCCGCCTGACGTCGCACTGACCTGGATCGCGGTGAAGGTTTCGGATCCTCCACCGTGCGCCGAGAAGACGTTCTCGCAGTCGCGCACGAACGCACCTGAGATGTTGTGCAACCGTACGCCGCCCGCATCGACCGACTGCGATCCCCATCGACAGTTCTCGATCACGTGGCTCTGCGTGCCGGTCGTCGTGCTCTCGATGTTGATGGCCCAGCCGGTGCCCGACGTGCCGCCTTGCCCGCCGTTCACCGGGTGTGTGCCGTTGTTGACGCCGCTGAAGAACTGGCAGTCGCGCACGCGCCAGCCGAACGCTTCCCCCGAGAGGTGCGTGCGTGCGTCGATCGCGTTTTCGTTGATGCCGTAGCTGAACTGGCAGCCTTCGATCGTGATGTACTGCGAGCTTCGCCCGTCGATCAACGAAACCGACAAGTTGTAGGGGCTACCCTCGCGTCCGACGAACGTGCAGTCACGGATCGTGAAGCCAACCGCGACGTTTCGCGTCGTCGGCGTACCATCTTGCGTGAGCCTCACGTGCGCGGCTTCGACGCGGCAGTTCTCCAATACGCCGCCCGTGTAGCGAGGCGCAGCGATGCCGCCGAGATCGCCCACGTCGTAGAACTGCAAGCGTCCGCGGATGACACAGTTGCGCACGACGCTGCGGCGCGCGAAGCCCGTCGAGAGCACGTAGCCGGCATCGAGAGCTGGTGAGGCAGGCGCCGTGCTCATGCGCAGGTCGCAGTCGTGCGCTTCGATGAAGCCGGTCGCTGCGAACATGCCACGCCCATTCGCCGTCGTGCCGGTCCAGGCGACATCGAGCCCACGAAGCACGAGGTTGCCCCCGCCGGAGCCCGCCACGCTCAGTCCGTACTCGTTCGCGTTGAGGCCCGCGCCGTTGATCGTGATGCGCGGCCGACCGAAGACGCCGTTGTTCGCCGTCGTCAGCGTCTGTCCGCTGCGAATCGTGATCGTGCACGGCTGTAGGCCCGACTGCACGTTCTTCATCGACGTGATCGTGTAGCCGTTGCCGGAGAGCCCGCCGTGCACGACGATCTCGATCCGCTCAGGCTTCGTCGTCATCGCTGCGATGTGATCGAGTGCCGCTTCGAGTCCGCTTGTTCCGTTGAAGTCGCCGAACGTCGTGACGCCATCTCCGACGGTGTACGTCACGACGTCGATCGAGCGCAGCGTCTTCGTCTGCTCGGATGGGAGCGATCCCATCGGATCGAATGGCTTGTAGATGCGTGAGAACCAGTCGAACACGCCCGAGTCATTCGGGCCCTTCAGGTCTTGGATCTGGCGCATGAGCGCGCGTATCGCGCTGCGCAGTCCGAAGCGCCCCACGTTCGAGGCACTGCGCGACGCCGAACGGTCGAAGTCTTCGACGCCGCCCGCGCTCGACTGCGTTGCACGCGAGTAGGGCGCCGAGCCCTCGAAGAGGAAACGGCGCAGGTCGGTGATGTTGCCTGCGGTCACCGTGCCGCCGGCCCATGTCACCGTTGCGAGCGGAATCCATTCGCCGCCGCTCGGCGCACCTGAGACAAATTGGATCTGCCATCCGCTCACGTGGCGCGTGTCCGTGATCGCGACGTACTCGCTTGCGGTGCCGTTGTCCCAGAACGCACGGTTGTCGCTCACGCCGTCGGTGTACCTGAAGCGCATCTCGACGGTGTACGAGCCGTTCGGCTGCCCAGCGAAGTCGAGGATCTGTTGCGTTGGCCCTTCGTTCAGGAACGACGAATCGCGATCACCGATCAGTTGCCCGTGGTCGAGCCCTGCGATCGTCTGCTCGCCACCAATCGCCGCGCCGCGCGCTTGCCCAGGAGGCTGGAGACGCACTCGCACGCGAGTGGTAGCGGGCGATTCAGGCTCGACTGCAAAGCCGCGCACGATGTAGCTCTCTTCGCCAGAGAGCAGCGTGCGCAGTGTCCGCCTGAACTCCCCGAGCGTCAGGAAGGACACGGCGGTGATGTCGGGAATGTCTACGCGCTCACTCGGCGCCCATCGTACGAGTCGCATCTTGTTCTCCTCACACGAGCGTCGTGGTCACCACGACGCGCACGCCTGCGGCGCGCACTTGATCAAGAAGACACCGAACGATGGCGCTCGGGTCAGAGAAGTAGGGGAAGTAGTCGCCATCGGCAGGATAGCGATCCGTCTCGTCGGTTGCGAGGTAGTGAGCCGTGAACTCGCCTGCATCGACGATCACGTCCTCGCCTCCCACGTAGACGCGTTGCACAGTGCCAGTACCTGCGGTGTACGCGTTGAGGATGGGCGTTGCGGGATCGACGACGAGCTGCCCCGTGTCGTTGACGTAGAGCACGGTCACGATCTCGTTCGTCAGTCCATCGACTAGCTGCACGCTGTACGGACCAAGCAGCGGAAACGACCCGCTCGTGACGGGGCTGATCGTCGGATCGCCGGGCAACACGTTCTGCGCGAGCAACTCCGCCGGAGCCGTGGCGAGAAGATCGAGTACGGGGCCAACGCGCGTGCCAGCGTAGATGTTCGGCGCGATCACCGGGTCACGCTCGCCACGCAGCACGACGTCGTTCCGGTAGTAGATGCCGCGCACCTCGTTCGGCTGGAACGCAAGCGTGACAGTTGTACCTCCACCGTCGATCTGCGCAGGCCACGCGCCGTTCAGGAAGAAACGCCCACGCAGACTGCTCGCCGTTGGGATACGCACTTCTACGAAGACTACGTTCGGATGCGTGATTGGCTCCTCGTAGACGATGTAGTCATTGACGCCGGGGAAGACATCGAGCACGCGCTTGAAAGCGTCGATCGGTTGGTTCGGCAAGTACGCCATCACTTGGATGAGCGAGCGCCACGTCTCCTCGTCGAGGCCGGCGCACTTGTGCAGACCGAGGTTGCGTCCGATCACGTCGAGGTCTTCACCGCGAGCCGTGCCGACGAAGAGACCACGGCGTACGAGATCGACTGCCGTGCGGTTGCGGGTGAGGTCGTAGACCAGCGTACCGGGAGGATGGAGCGCAGGTGTCGTCGTGCGGACGCCACGCGAAAGCGTCGTGAAGCTCGTGAGTGTGCGCCCGGTCGCGAGGATGATCTCGCCGCCAACGAGCACCAACGCGACGTTGGTGCCATCGACTTCTTCGCCGAAGCGGATCGTGCTCGCGACGTTCATGACGCCCGTTTCGTCGATCGCGAGAGGCGTCGTGAGTTCGGTGATGGCTTGGCCGGCGAGACGGTTCGCCTCGCCGATCATGGCGTCGAGCAACGCTTTCCAGAGTCCGCTCGGACGCATCACAAACCTCCAAGCAGCATGCGGCGACCCGTCGCCCACACACGTGCAAAGCCAACGCGCACGCGATGAACTTTCAACTCCTCGGCGAACGGCTGAAAGTCGAGTGCATCTTCAAGAACGGCACTATTGACTGAGTTCGTCACGCGCACGTGGTAGATGCCCTGCGCGAGCGCAGGCGTGCCAACGAACGCACGCGTCGTCGTGAGGTCGTAGCGCGCATCGAACATGTAGCAGGTACCCACGACGGTGTACGGACCGCCGCTCGGGCCGATGAGCACTTCGACGGTGAGCGGATCCTCGAACTCCGTGCCGATGATTTCGATCACGTCACCGCCGAGCACATCTACGAGTTGCCCACCGTTCGGTGAAGGGCCTTCGGGCGAGATCACGGCGTCGATCGTCGGCGCCGAGACGGCGGCATCACCTACACCACCCCACGGGTTGCCGTCGATCCCGCCCCAATCTCCTACACCCCAACCGTAGATGGGCATCTCGTCTCCTCTTCAGCGATCAGCCTTTCGGACTTTCGCCGCCATCGCTCTCCGTTGCGCGCTGCTCGTGACACGTGCGCAACCTGCGTCGCACGATCCCCTTGCTCGCGTCGATCTCGATGACATCGAACTTGCCGTTCTCCTCGTACATCGAGCGTACCTGCGCGAGCACGATCTGAAGTTCCGTATGCCGAAGCTGCGCCAGCGTCTGCGCGCTCGTCACGCGTTCGCTCGCAAGTGCGATCTGTTGCGTGATGCTACCGTCGAGCGGCACCTCCGAAGGCCCGCTCTCAGGTGCTTTCACGTGATTCTTCCGCAGCACTCGTCCCATGGTGTTCTCCTCCGTCGTCGTTCTGCTCCGTCAGTCGGGAGCGATGAAGCCGAAGTGTACCGCGAGCGCGCGAAGAAGCTGCTCCTTCTCAGGAGGCGTGAGTTCGTCCCACCTCTTGTGGGCGAAGCGTGAGCGGATGTTTTCCGCGCTCTTCACGACCGCGCGCGCAGTGCGAGCCTGCTGCTGCGCCGCGGAGAGAGCTTCATCCTTCGATCGGATCACCATCGCTCACTGCTCCTTCGGAATGATGCGCCAACGATCGTAGGGGAGCGCACGCAGATCATTCGTGCCGGCAGGCACGGTCACGCGGAAGAGGTACGCAAAGAGCACGTACGGTCCATCGCGCGTGAACTCATAGCTCATGTCCACGCCATCTTGGATGTGCTCGTCCACGAAGAGCGCAAGCTCGCCGTCCTTCTTCACGAACACGAGGAAGCCGAAGATGAGCGTGGGGTACTCGCGCACGGGGATCGGCACCGTTTCGTCGGGCATGTCGTAGACGGTGCCATCGTACGTGACTTCGCCACCGTGCACGAAGATGGCTCCGTTGAGCATCTCGACCGCCAGATCCATGTAGTGCACGCGAGGATTCGCGAACGTCGTCAGAGTCTGTTCCATCGGATTAGCTCGTGTGGCTTGCGAAACGTTGCAGGCTCCAATCACCAGCGACTGCGACCTGCACGATCGCCGATCCGTTCCACTGGAAGTGGCGCACGCGGCACGAGTTCGCGCTGAACGTGTCCACGGTCGCCCATCGTGCCGTCGTGTTCGTCGTACCACCAGCCGTCGTGATGATGGCTTGTGTGAACGCAGACGTCGCCGCGTTGTGGAACGTGACGATCGCTGCCGCAGGCGTACCTCCATCGGACGCCACCGAGGCGATGCCGAAGCGGTCGTCGATGCCGAATGCGAACGCCTTCAGCCACGCCGACGGGACGTTCTTCGCGTAGAGCGCATTCGTTTCTGGCGCAGACGTACCAGCGATCTGTCCGTTCCAGAACTTCAGATGCGCAGTAGTGCTGCTCGACCCGGTGAAGTGCGCGACGAGCGTGCCCGTGCTGGAGACAGCCATCTGACCAGCGCTCAAGCGGTAGATGCCGGTGTCCGTGTCGCCAGTGAACGAGTAGGTCGGCGCAGTGACCGATCCGACTGGACCGATGAACGGCAGCGTGCTCGTGACTTGTGTCGTGCTGATCGAGAAACGCAGCGTGCTCGACGTCGAAAAGCCGAGCGTGTTCGCTGCGCTGCGGTACATGCCCGACGTGACTTCGCCGTTGAACGAGTAGGTCGGAGCACTCGCAGTGCCGAAGCCTTGAAGGAACGGTACCGCTCCGATGATAGACGCATCCGTGACGGTGATCCTCGTAACCCCGTTTGTTGCGATGGCGACTTGGTTCTTCACCGGATTGAACATGCCGTCCGTCGAGTCTTCGATGAACGAGTAGGTCGGAGCGGTAGCGCTGCCGCTCATCGCTCGCATCTGACCGGTGCCGGACGCCACGGAGAGGCGAGTCGTGTTTGCATCCTTCAGCACGAAGAGGCGCTTCGCACCGGTGCCGCTCGCAAGCGGCTGTATGACGTTGACGATGAACGCATCGAAGCCCGCAGTGCCGGTGTTCGAGAGCGAGGGGAAGAACTGGATCCCCTCCATGATGCCGGAGCCTGCGCTTTGCACACCAGCGAAGCGCGCGAACTCCGTACCTCCGTGCGCGAGCGCGGTCGCGGTGTTGTAGAAGATGCCCGTGCCGGTGTCCGACGCGAACGTGAGTGACGGCGCTGCGGCAGATCCGTTCGCCGCGATCAAGCGATTGATGAACCCATCGCGCCATGCCGCGGTCGTCAAGCCGAGGTCGTGAGTGTTGTTGGTGGACGGAATCACGTCGGTCGCCGCAACCACCCGCCCGCTCGCTGTACCCTGCACCGCGAAGCGCAACGAGCCTCCTCGGCGCACATCGAGGAGATGCTTATTTCCCGAGCCAGTCGCGCTCTCGGAGATGTCGATCTCCAGACCCGCGTAGCCCGCAGTGCCGGACTGCTGGATGGTGCCTTCGACACGGACGAGCTTCTGTACGCCGGAAGCTGCGGCGAGGTTGTGCTGGTTGTTGAGCGTGACACCGATGGAGTCGACGCCGTTCGTCACCTTTCCACGCAGCAGCAGCGCTTGGTTGTCCACTCCAGACTGAATCGCTGCATCACTAGACGTGGCAGTGAAGGCGCCGTTGTTCAGCCGCCAACGCTCTTGCGCGCCAGCGACGAAGCCGACGATGCCTGCGGTTGGCATGTAGAAGCCTGCCGTGGAGAAGCCATCGTCGAACGCGATCGAAGGCTTCGCCGCCGTGCCGGTGTGGAAGATCGATTGATGATTGGTTCCATCGAAGAGGAAGCGCACGATGAGCGAACCGCCAGCACCGACTGCGATCGTGTCCGCGGCGGGGCGCCAGAATCCCGTGTCCTCGTCGCCGATGAAGCCGATACTCGGATGGGTGAGAGAGCCGCTTGGCAAGAGGGTCTTCGGGTTCGTGCCGGTGACGTTGCGCCACCGCATCACCTCTACGCCGTCTACGCTCACACCCATGCGATCGGCGCCCGCGTTGAAGAAGCCGTTGTCGCCGAAGACACCCCACCGGATCGACGGTGCCCCTGCGGAGCCATCGGTCATCACCTCAACAACGTCAGCGCGCAGCGTCGTTGCCTCGAAGATGTTCGCGTAGGCGATGTTCCATCGTTGCGTCGGAGCGCCAAGGTTGCGCGTGTTCGTCGCGTCGGGAAGCCAGTGCGTCGAGAGGATGCTATTCGTCGCCGAGAAACGCGCACGTTCGGCGCCGTTCGTGGAGAGCGCGATCACGCCTGCGCTCGGACGGAAGATGCCCGTCGTCTGATCGCCCTCGAATGAGAGCGAGGGGTTCCCTGCGGTGCCGGGTTGGATGATCGCGCGAGGTACGCCTGCGACACCCGTGAGCAGCAACGGGCGTACGCCCTCCGCGTAGAAGGCGAGCCCACCATCCAACGTCATGCCCGTCGTCGTCGCGCTCGCGAACGAGTAGTGCGGCGCAGCGTCGGGGGCTGTACCAGTCTGCATCCGAATCTGCGGTCGATTGGTACCCGAGGTCGTGAAGCGTGCGACCTCGTTACCATCACTAGCGATCGCGATCGCACCTCCGACGGGATGGAAGACGCCCGTGTCGGGGTCGTTCTGGAAGACGAGCGAAGGTGAGGCGGCGGAGCCATCAGGCAGTTCGGGTTTTGCCGTCGCGCCGTTGAACCGGAAGATGGTTGTGCCACCTTGCTGAACGGCGAACACGCCGCCCCCAAGCTCGATCGTTGGCACGCGATCGAATGCGGTCTGAAGCCCGCCGATCATGTAGCCGTGGGTGTCGATGCTCTCGACCTCGCGAGCCGTCGCCCATCCGCGTACGGGATCGACCTCCGTCGTCTCGCCCGCCGCCGGTTGCCTCCACGCGAACGGCGCCGCTCGCAGGATGAACGCGATCTGAATGTCGGACGCGTCGAGAATCGTGCGCGCCGCATCGACGTACGTCCGCAGACGCACACGGTAGCTGCCTGGCACGTCCGCCGTGAAGCTCGGCGCCGGCGCGAACGGAGCAGCGATCACTGCTGCACTCCCGATGGGACGGTCGAGCAGCTCCCAATGCCAACCGAGCACTCCCGTGTTGTTGAAGTTCGAGAGCGCGACGGTGCCCGCCGTGATCTGAAGCGGACCGGGGAGAGAGTTGAAGCGGATCGATGCTGCCACGTGGACCTCAGATCAGCGAGATGTCGTTCGCGGCGATTCGCGCTACTTGGTTTTCGAGCAGCACTTGATTGACGGGCGGCGACGAGCCCGTGAGGCTCGTGATCTGGAAGTCGCGCATACCGGTCACGTTCATCGCGACTTCGACGATCTGCGCAACGATCACGTCCTCGCCGATGTTCAGCCCGTTGATGTAGTTCTGGATCGCCGTCGAGACCTGCGCTGCAACCGTGATCGTGTTGAAGCCGTCATCGACCGCGATGCCGGCATTCAGCGTCTGCGGCACTGTCTGCGGCGGAAGCACCTGCACCATCACACCGGCTGCGCGGATGCCGGGGTACGTGAGAGGGACGTTCGGATCGCCATCCATGATCCGCTGCACCTCGCGCACGAGGCGCGTGTAGAATCGATACTTCGCGCGCACTTCATCTCCAGGCGCGAGCCCGGTTGGGTAGCTCGCCGTCGTGAACGTGATCTGCCCAGTCGCGGGGTTCAGCACGTAGTCGATGCCACGCACCTGCGCGACGGTGTTCACTTCCAAGACGAACGAGCCATCGTCTCGGATCGGCTTCTCCGTCGTGAAGACGCGTCGCTCGCCACCGAGCGCCGAAGCCACGATCACGTCGTAGTTCAAGATGTACGTCGAGCCGTCGAACGTGTCCGTGTTACCAGTACCATCGTCGATGTAAAGTTGAACGTAGCCGTTCTGAAACGGATTCTCAAACACCTTCGCGAAAAGCACGCGCGCACCATCGGTGAGCCGTGCATTCTTCGCCGTCGCTTCGAGCGCTGCGACGGTGCCTCGCGAGAGCGAGCGCACGAACGCTTTGATGCGCGCGCGAAAGTCCGCGTCGCTTTCACGGTCCTGCCCGTTCGTCACCGCGGTCGGGTTCGTCACCGCGGTCACACCAGCGATGCGCGAGAGTAGCCGCACGATCATGTTCGCATCCACGTTGCCGCGCGTACCGGCTTCGACAGCGGTCACGGGAATCGGCGCGCTTTGCGTGTTGCCAGCGAGGATGGAGCCGGGCGCCGTGGTGCGGTAGCGAATCACACCCGCTGCATCGGCAGCGCCGACGATCGTTCCAGATGGAATCGGGATCGTGCCTACGATGCCGGGGCGCGAGAAGACCACGGTCGTGCTCGCGTAGAGCGCTTGGCGTCGAGTGACGGTGCCTGGCTGAATCTCGCGAGCGCGTGCATCGAGGTCTGAGCCCGTCGCGCGATCGACCGAGAAGAGTTCGCGAAGGCGCGCAAGCTGGAAGTACGCCTCCGCGATCTCGTCTGCCGTCGCGGCGAGCACGTGGTAGACGGCAGAGTTCCTCGTGAGCCCGGCGAGCGACGAGCGCGCCACAACACGAGCGACCATGTCGCGAAGGATCTCGACGCGGTTACGAGTGCGAAAGACGGGCATCAGGATCCTCCTGAGACGCGCCCAATCGGACGCACGAGCGAGACGGCGGTGCGACGCGACACGAGACGTGCGGTCATGTTTTGCGAGAGCACGTCGCCATCAAGCAAGACCTCCGACGATTCGATCGCTTCGATGCGCGGGTCGGAGAGGATGGCTTCACGGAAGTTGAGAGCTGCGAGAATCACGTGGTTCAGCGTTCCCTTCGTCCCGACGCTGCGACGCACACCGATGTCAGGCAAGTAGACCGTCGAGCCGCGCTCCGTTTCGACGGTGATGAGCGTACCCTGCACCACGTTCGGGATGCCTCCGACAGTCTCGGCGTCGAGCGCACCATGCGCAACATCCACCTTCAGGTCGAAGATGCCCGTGCGGTCGTAGAGGTCCATGTCGATCGCGAGGTCACGACCGTAGAGCAACACGTCGGCGGGCAAGTAGCCGGAGCCGACGACGGCGCCCGTGTCGCGGTCACCTGCGTCAGCGACAGGGATCAACACCTCGTCGCCCGGTCCAAGCGTTCCTGCGCCGCCTGCCTCGGTGAAGTAGGGCGGCGCGAGGTCGTTGATCACGATGATCAGTTCGGGTGGCACTCCATAGCGTTCGGCGAGGCTGCGCAGCGAGTCGGTGCGCGTGACGGTCACGCTGATCACTGCGCTGTAGTTGCCGAGGCTCAGGCCAGCATCACCTTCGCTCCCGTACGCGACGCGCGTACGTGTTCCGGCAGTCGCACCAGCAGTACCATCGAGCACGTCACGCTGCGTGATGCGTCGTTCGCCAGCGAACGCGCTCTCGATCGTGCGCACGCGGTTGTTCCAGTTCTGCTCGAAGCGATCGTGCCACGCGCAGATGCGCTCGAAGCTCGATTCGAGCTTGCGCATGTTGCGCGCCGCGTTCGCCGTTTCGTCAAGCGGTGCGAGAAGTGCAGCTTGCTCGAAGTCATCGGCGAGTTGTTCGAGCTGCGCGCAGACGTTCACTGCGAACTGGAACGGGATGTTGATGAAGCCTGCGCCCGTGCGGAGGAAGTTCGAGACTGCATTGATCACGCTGCCTGCGTTCAGCATCACTGCTTGCAGGTTGCCGAACACGCCGCGTTGCACGTCATTCGTGAGGAAGACGTTCAAGTCGGCGAAGAAGCCGCGCGCATCGTTCAGTGCCTTGCTGATGTCACGCAACGCATCCTTGAATGCGTTTGTCTCGCTCGACACGGTACGAGGTGCAAGCACGTCATCGACGACGCCGACCGCCGCGAGCGAGATGCGGTAGTCGTAGTGCACGCGCGTACTCTTCGCGTCGCGCGGCGTGGAGAACGAGCGTGGTACGACGATCCAGTGATCATCTTCACGCAGCGAGTGAAAGCGCATCTGCGTACGAGGTCCCTGGATGGGATCCTGCTTCAGCGCGTAGTAGCGACGGAAGAGGTTGCGAAGCAAGCGGAAGTGCTCGTTACCGGAGATGGGGTTGCCGCCCGCCTGCGCGCCCTGGTAGCTGCTCGCGCGCTTCTTCGTGAGGCCGAACGTGCCCTCGATCGTGATCTCGCGGATGATGGAACCGAACTCCTCGGTCACGACGGAGTTGCCCTGCGTCGGCGTGATCGTGAGCGCATGCGGCTCGTCGAGCGTGTAGAGGCGCGGCGCGATGGGAAAGACGAACGTCTCGATCGCGCGCTGAGGTTCGGAGAGTTCGACCAGCTCGAAGACGTAGCCCTGCCTGAACCCGAACTCGACGTCAGAAAGCGATGTCGGAGTCGCGCTCGGATCAACACGACCTATGGTGAATGTCTCGGCCATCGCTGGCGAGTATAGCCCGCCGCGTACGAGCGCCCCAAGGTACCGATCACGACTTCTTCGTGCGCGCGAGATCCGAAAGCGCGGCGTCGAGATCGGTCTTCGCTTGCATCAACTTGCCCTGAAGTCCGGTGCCGGGTGTCTGGTACGCCGCGAGAACAGATGCGACTGTGAGTGCTCCGTTCGGAGGTGCCGGAGTCGCCGTGGCGAGCGCACTCGCGAATGCATCGATCGCGTCGATCGCACCCTTCAGTGCTGCGACTTGATCGTCGCCGAGCGGGATGCGCTGATCTGCGTTCTCGCCGAGATCGACCTTCACCTGCGAGCCGTCCTTCCACACTTCGAGCACGTCGGCACCGTCCATCTCCACCGTGAAGCGCTTTGAGTTCTTCACGCGGAAGCGAATCTGTCCGACGCTGGCGTTCGCGGTTTCGTCCACCGGGTCGTCGGTCGCGCCGACGGTCGAGATGAGCACATCGCCCTGCCCGTTGATCCGAAGCTCACTGCCCGCGTGCGAGATGAAGTATTCGTTCCGCCGTGGCGAGCCTTGCCGGTAGTCGCCTTCTTTCCACCCGAGCGATGCATCGGTGTCGTTCACGGAACCGATCACGCGCCGTCGGTTCTGGTCGTGCGAGAGCGCGCCGGTGATGAGCGGGCGATCGGGATCGCGCTCCATGAACTCGACCACGACGAGATCGCCATCGAGGTCGGAGTAGAGCGGTGCTTCGCCTTGCGAGGTGCCGCGCGATGAGCGCGTCGTGAAGTTCACCTCCGCACCCGTCGAGATCACGCGAGTGCTCGGACGCGGAATCCACGGCGCCCACGCGTTGTTGAGCCCGTGATTCATCTGCTTCACCGGCACACGCGCGAGGCGGAAGTTCGCACGTACGAGCAGTACATCACATTCGACTGCGACACCACTGCGGTTCTCATCCTCGTCGGTGACGTAGGTGTTCAGCACGATCGCGCGGTACGGCACGTCGGTCGCCATCTGCATCGGCGTCACGAACGCGCTTGGCCTCGCATCGAGGCCAGACTGGATCACCGCGCCTGAGCGCGTGCGCACTGGTCGGTTGCGTTTCACGGTCGCCTTCCTCCCCGCGTCGTCGGCGGCAGTGGTTCCTCGGCACCGGGGCCCACGAGCGACGTTAGATCGACCGTGGGATTGTCGCCGGTCGTCGGACGGTCGGGAGACGTGAGTCGGTTGCGCGGATCAAGCATGAGCGCATCCACGAGGATCTCGTTCTTCACCGCGCCACGGATCTCGTCGATCGTCACGTCGGTGTCTTCTGCGTCTTCGGGGGGCGAGACCATGCCTATGTCGCTCGCGCCGCCCGTGCGATCGACCGCGTGGACACCCGCACGGGCGGCGCCCGTGTCGGTCTCGACCACAACGGCGTCCCGCTGGACCACGTTCCCGCCCTCCGAAGGGGCCTCCAAGGCGTCTTCGGGCGGGATCGGTACGTCAGGGTCCCCCGCAGGCTGCGGAGCCGTGTCGGGGCTGCTGGAGCCCTCCGCGCCGGTATTCGGCACCGTGCCTGCGACCTCGACGTCAGAAAGGGTCGAAAGGTCCACGCCCCGGTAGTACGCGTAGACGCGATCGAGGAAGTTGTCGGCCTCGCGTTGCCCGCGCGTGACGGTGAGCGTCGTTTCGCCTTCCTGCGGGTATTGGTAGCCGTGCTCGACGCCTTCGATGTAGTAGCTCCACACCGAGCCGTCGGCACGTGTTTCGCGGAGCCTCATGCCGATGCGTGCATCGGGACGCATGCGAGAAAGCGTGATGGTTCCGCTGAACTGGTATGGTGCGACCGCATACCAATCGTGCACGAGCCTACACCAGCGGATCGCGTACTGGATGAAACTTGGGTCGCCCTTCTTGCCCGCAGGTAGTTCGAGGTACTTCGACTGCTGCGCGTAACGTCGCACGCCATGCTTGCGCATCGAGTCGAGGTTGTAGATCGGGATACCGCCGGGTAGGCCGTTGCCCTGCTGCATGAGCGCTTGTGTCTCGGTCGGCCCAGTGCTTACGCCGTTCGGCACGACCTCCCACCAGTTGAAGCGTGATGCGCCGCCGTCGCCTTGCACGATGCGACGGCGCTTCACGTCGCCTGGTCCGATCTCGATGGTGCGCAGCGCGTTCCATCGGCGCGTACTCTTGATCGTCGGAAACGGTCGCTCGCGCAAGTAGAACGTCGGGCGCAGCGCGTCGAGACGATCAGCGCCATCTTCGAGGTCAGGGTCGATTCCGAGATCAACCCACATCTCGTTCAGCAAGTTGTGGCTGTATTCTTGAAGTACATCCCACAACGATCGACCCATGAGCGGATCTGGCGAGAGCAGCGTTGGATCGTTCGCGAGCCTTCCCCGCAGTCCGTCGGAGATGTTACCGAAGTTGATCCAGTCGAAGAGGTAGCGCGCGCCCGTAGGTCCGCCACGCAGCGACGAAGGAAGCATCCATTGCTTTTCGGCCGTGCCACTGTTGCCGAGCCACATCTGCACGAGCCCACGCACGACTTCGTTCGGCGAGCCGAGCGGGAGCGAAAGATCCGCTGCCATCGCCGAATAGCTGACGTACTGCGGAATCGGAGGCCCATTCGCGGGCCAGAAGTTCACGAAGAGTTCGAGATGGTCAAAGCACTTGCCAAAGTCGCGCCCACTGACCGTGTAGGTCACGACCTGCGCACCATCGGGTCCGCGCGAGACCTCTTCCGTGATCGAGTCCACGAGCCCGATCATCAGGTCGTAAACCGACCCATTGATGCGCACCTGCACGCGGACCCACACGTCTTCGGGATCGGCATACTGCGAGAGCAGCGGCGGCTGACCAGGCGGCACCTTGATCGAAAGCGACCAGGTACCCGCGGCATCGCCGAACTGCTTGTGCGTGCTCGCGGCAACGATGTAACCGAAACCACGTCGTCCTTCACCGACGACGCCATCGAAGCCTTCGTCGGAATGGAACGACGCGAGCACACGCGTGTGCTCAGCGAACGGTCCTGCACCAGTGAGCGGGCGAAGCCCCATACGTCACCGCCCAGCCGTGATGTTGACCTCATCGAGCACAATCACGCGCGTCGTCGTCTCGACACGCGCAGCACCTCCACCTGGAAGCGGAATGTCGGCTGCGTCGGTCGATTCGGCGCCTGCGAACCCTCGACGTGCGGCCCCTCGATCGATCGCACGAGCGGCCTCTTGCCGGAGAGAGCGCACCGTCTCGCCCTCAGGATCGGCGCCTGCGAACTCCAGCACGGATGCCGCCGACTCGTTTAGCGCCCACGAGGCAGCGTCAAGTGCATCCATCGCAAGATCACCAGCGCTCATCGGAGCGCCGTTCTCGCCCGTCGGCAGTCCGACTGCATCCGAGATGGCGCGCCGTAGTTGATCGGGTAGGCCCGAGATCACTTCGGAGAGTCGCGACATGGCGTGTTCGAGCATGCCCATCACGCCACCCTCCTGGAATGCGTTGAAGAGCCCTCGCACCTCTCGCATGACGCCCTGCGCGAAGCCCTGCACCATCGGTTGGAAGAAGCGGATCATCTGAAGTTCGAGACCGCGATACTGCGCGACCGTGCCCGCCATGCCGGCGCCGATGCCCGCGCGGTTCGCTTCGTAGCCTGCTTCCATCTGCGCGGTGCCGAGTGGGCCGCTGATCTGCGAGCGCTGGCGCGCAAGGAAGTCTTGCACGAGCGCGTCACCGTCGCCCGTCGCGCCGGTCATGTTCGCGAGGTCGTCGTCGCTCATGTTCGCAAGTTGGTGCGCTTGCTCGCGCGAGATGTTGATCCCCAAGCGCTGGAACTGCGTGCGCAGCATGGTCTCGAAGCCACGCGTGCCGCGGAAGCGCGAGAGCGATCCCATCACCGCGCGAAACGCCTCGACGGGGTTGCTTTCGATCGCGCGCGCCGCGGTCTCGTAGTCCTCGCCGTGCGTCGTCATGCGATGTCGAATCGCGAGCGCGGACATGGCACTCTCGCGGTCGGCTGCGCCCGCAAAGCCGCTCGTGATCGACTGCGCCGCCTGCACGCCGGCTTCGCCGGCGAAAGCCCCTCCCATCAGTCCGAGTCCGCGCATGAGCGAAAGCGTCTCGCTCACGTTCAGCATGATGCCTTGTGAACGCATCTGCGTGACGCTTGCGCCGATCTGCTGGAGCGCCTCACCGATCCGCGCCTCACGGAGACCTGCCGAGATCCCGGCCGCGACACCTTCGGTGATGATCGTGCTCGCCTGCTCTTCCGCGTCGAGATCCACACCTCCCGTACCTGCGAGCACAGAGTTCACGAGCGCCCCGGAGGCTCCGAGGTCGATGCCTCCGAACGTCTGCATGCGCAGCGCGTCCGGTGCGATGCTGCGCAGCAAGTGCCCACGGACACCACCACTCTGCGCAAGCTGCGCCAGCATACCAGGCAGCTCGGTCGGGCCGATACCAAGGCGCACGCCCGTACCTGCGAGCCCGCTGTAGTCCCCGATGCCAGTCGCGCCGAACGCGCGCGTGCGAGCGATCTGCTGCGCGGCGAACGACTGGTAGAAGTTCATCGCGCCGCCGACCGCACCAGCGAAGGCGGGACCGATGACCGGGATCGCGGAGAGCATCTGCGGCAGGAAGCCCTCGCGGTACGGCATCTGCCCCGCGAGTTGGTTGCCACGCATCATGACGTGCGCGCCGAGTGTGCCTGCGAACGAGCCCTGCGCGCTGCCTGCGCGCGTCTGGTCGCGCATGCGTCGCTCTTCCTCGCGGCGCCTTCGGTCGTCCTCACGAGCGCGCGTCGAAGCTCGACGAGCTTGCTCGTCGAGCAGCTTGCCGAGCTTCGTCTGCTGTTCGACCATCTTCATGAGCGCAGCGGTCGAACGCTCCATGCTTTTCTCGAAGGCTTCGGCGACCTTCGGGTTGAGCGCTCGCTCCATCGTCGGAGCGAGCTGCCGGAGACCGCGATCGTCTACGCCGATCTCCAGTACGGTGCGATGTCGCGTCTCCGGCATGCTTCAGCCTCGCTTCACGGTCACGGGTCGTCTTGGTAGATCGCGAAGAGGGTCCGTCTCCATCAACTCGATCGCGTCGAACTCGGGGTCGCCCGTGAGGTGCGGGCCTGCGAGAGCTTCTGCTTCTTCGCCACGGATCTCCTTCACCTCAGGAGGTCGCTCGATGCCTGCACGGTCCTCCGCTGCGCGTTTGATGCGTTCAGCCTTCTCCGCCCTGAGCGCCTCGACGAGCAGCACTTGCCGAAGCGCTTCGTGCAGAGTCAGTCCGGTGAACCGTTCGTCGCTCGACGGGAGCCTGAAGGTCTCCATCCACATCGCTTCGATCAGGAGCGGAGTGCTCGTCCGAAGCCTCTCGCGCATCTGCTGAAGCGTTGGAATCCGGCTCGCCGCGAAATCGACGGGCGTACGCCGTCGCCTCCGAGTAAAGCGCCACGATGGGCGTCACGTCGTAGAACTCCAGCGGCTTCCACCACTTCGGAAGCCGCTCGCCCTTGTCGCCCTTCTGGATCGTGACGTCGAGGTACGCGATCATCTCGGCCAGCATGATCGCGTTCGTGTCGTTCACGACCGAAACCGGAAGGAGCAGCGACTTGCGACGCCCGATTTCGATCTCGTCCTTCATCGTGGGCACCTTGAAGACGAAGGCGCCCTGGTAGTGGATGCCGCGCTTGTCGGTGCAGTCGATCTTCAGTGTCGTGATCGGCGGAAGCTCTTCACCCGTAGGCTCGGAAGCTTCGCGCTCGTCTTCGAAAAGCTCGTGATCGTCAGCCAGCTTGTTTCGCATCTTGCCTCCTCTCGTCGTCAGGCATGACCATCATAGCGCAAAAGCAGAGAGCCCGACACCGCGAGGATGCCGGGCTCTCGGTCGCGTATGCGGCGCAGCGCGTGATCGCTCGTTCGAGCGCACGCCGTTCAGGCGATCTCGCTCTCGTCGCGGACGCGGATGCACACGAAGTCCACGTCGGTCATGACGATCCCGCGCGCGGGGACCGCCTTGCTGTAGCGCTGCGCCTTCACGCGTTCGACGTTCGCGAGCACAGTGCCAGTCGCGCGGTCAAGCAGAGTCGCTGTCATCTCGGGCGCGTCGAGGATGTCTTCAAGACGCGGGAAGATCCTCACACCGTCGCGCAGCTTGATCGGGTTCGTGATGACCCGAACGAACTGCGCCGAAAGCGAGCAGCGGTAGCCCGTCGGCACGAACTCGGCGGTTTCGAACTGATCCAGCGGATCGACGGGATCCTGCTGGATCTCTTCCGAGAGCGAGACGTTGGTCGCGTACATCACCTTGACGCCTTCGATCAGGAAGATCGCTCGGGCGCCGCTCAGAACCAATCCTCTTCCAGCCATCGTTGCCTCCTACGCCACTTCTCGCTCACGCCGCCGCGCGGAAGCGCGTGAGGTGGATCGTGATGGGGATGAAGTTCGTCGGTTCGACCGGGGCGATCTCGATCGAGACGGGGAACGTGTCGCCGATCTGATCGACTTGGAGAGCACGGAACGCGACGATCACCTCATCATCGACCAGACGCGAAGCGACGTCGTTCGCAAGCCCTTTGATCGCGCCTGCGCTGCCGGCGAGCGAACGCCGCCCGATGCGTTGTTCGAGCGCACTGCGGAACTGGTAGGCGAACTGATCGGCCGACTCGTTCGCGCTCATCTCCGTGTAGATCGGGTTGTTGTCCGCGATGTGCGTCGTGATCGAGCGGACCCACCGGATCCCCTCGCCCTCGCGCTTCTCCGCGAACATGAGCCCTGCATCGATCATCTCCTCCGCATCATCCACGACCGACCACGATGGGTCGTTGCGGATGTCGAGCACGAATGGTTTCTTGTGCGTGAGCGGCTCGCCGATCGGCGAGCCCGCCTGCGCGCCCGCGCAGATCGCAGCGTGGTAGATGGGTGAGAACCACTTGCGCTCACCAGTGTCGGGATCGAAGCGCTGTACCTCTTGTGCGACCGCGCTGATCGAGCGCGACTGGATCGCGACGATCTGCGACTTCAAATTCGCGCGCGTCTCGCCCGAGCCATCGGCCTTCGCGAGCCCGATGTAGCCGTTCGCTTCGCTGCGCAGCGTGCCCGCGCGCAGACGCAAGTGCTGGTTCAGCAACGCGTGCACCGCTGGGTCTCGCGTGAGCGGTACGATGATATTCACGCGCCGCTCACGCAGCAGGCGGAACGCCTGCTGCCACTCGTTGATCGTCGGCGTGCCTTCGCTACCCCCGGTGAGGTAGACCGGAGCGGTGAGGTTCGCTGGCACGAGGCGCCCATTCGGCGCCGCGACGCGCTCCGCGCTCACGAGCAGCGAGCCGGTGTTCAGCGCGACGATGAACTCGTAGAGGTCGGCGAAGAACTCGCCAGCGATCGCCTGGATGCTCACCGCGGTTGCGCGATCCATGTCACGCGAGAGGAACGTCGTCGGGTTCGACGCGAGCGGCGTCGCCAGAAGGCCGGGCAGCACGTTCACTGCATCGACGATGCGCTGCACCGTCGAGAAGGTCGCGTAGAGCAGCGTGAAGAGGCGCACCGCGAGCGTCACGGTGCGTGCTGCTGGTACGTCGCCGAGCACGAGGTACTTCAACCGCGTGCCTGCGCCCGTGAGCGTGATCGGCGTCGCGGAGGAGAGATCGACGCGTTGCATCAACTCGGCACCACTCGCCGCCGTCGTCACCACGATTGCGTTCGCACCCGGGCTGCCGACATCGATGGCGATCGTGCTCGCGCTCGGCACGATCGGTGCGTTCGTCATCACCACCATGCCGCGCGTGAGCACGGCGGGTGGGAGGGTGAAGAGCGTCACCGGGACCGTGCTGCGCACCGTGATGGTGCCAGCCGTCGCTGCGCTCTTCACGCAGCCAAGCACCGACGCGAACGTCGCGGAACCGGCAACGGGCGTGGTGCCGTTCAGCGTACGCGTCTCGACGATGGGGTTGTTCGAACTGTCGAGCCCGTAGACCGTCACCTGCTGCGTCGTGTCACCCGCTGCACTGGAGAGATACTCCACGATGCCAGGCGGGGTGATGTCGGCGCTTCGCTGCGAGTCGAGACCTGGACTCGCCTTCGTGCCGTTCGCGCGGAAGTCGGTCGTGCCGAAGAGCGCAGTCACGCCCGTGTAGCCCTCGGCTCCCGGCGTGTACTGGACGGTGAGCTTCGCGTCTCCGCCCACGTCATCGAAGCTCTCGGTCTGATCCTCGAACACGAGCGTGATGAGCTTGCCGGTGTTCGTGCCCGGCTGGACGTCCACGTTGATCTGCGTGGTGAAGAGCCCGTAGTCGCGCGACGTGAGCACGACGGCTGGGTCATTGTTCGCATCGTTGAGCGTCACTTGCGACTGCGTGGCTGGGTTCACCTTCACCGCGACGATCCGCTGCGCGCCTCCTGGGATGGCGTCATCGTTCGCAGGCTCGAACGCAAAGAAGCCCGCCGTGCGCAGCGGCGAACCCGGACGGTAGCGCGTGATGAGCGAGTCACTCCGCGTGTGGTCACTGTCCTCGGGAGCGATGGAGAGCGGCTTGCCGCCTTCCGCCGTGCCGATCAGCGCGACGATGCCGACTGCGGCCGGCGAGACGGTCGAGAGACCGCTCACATCGAGTCGCGAGTAGGCGCCGGGGATGTTGATTCGACGCCCGCCGAAGAAGATCGAGGTTGCCATCGGGTCAGTCCTCCATCACCCGCGCGGCGCCGTGAGCCACGCGTTGTACTCGTTCTGCCAGTCCTCTTGCGTCATGCGCCGCATGGGGCGGAGCTTCTCGCATGAGAGGAACACCTCACCGAGTTCGTGATCCTTCACGGAACGCACGAAGCGCTCCACGGTGATCAGCGGAGCTTCGTCACGCTTCCGCGCCGCAGTGGAGTCACTGTCGCTCTGCGACGGGGCCTCTTGGAGTGTCTCACGGTTCTTCTTGTTCATCGTTGAACCTCGTCGGCGTGATGCCGCCGCGCACCCCATCTACTACCACGTCGTCTCTGTAGAGCCCAAGTACACGGAGACGACGGCGATCGACGAGCGCGAACTGCGGCACGGTGAACATCGAGTGCCCGCTCACAGTGAGCGTGCGGAGGAACATGTTGTCGGGCAGGTACTGCTCATCAGGAGCGACTTCGCCGCCACTGATCGACACGTCGGTCATGCCGTTCGCGAGAAAGAGCGGCTTCGCACCGAACACAAGCATCTTCGCAAAGTAGTAGAGGTAGAGGCATACATCGGGATGCTGCGCGTAGACGTAGATGCCGTAGCTAGCGGTGCAGAGCACACCCGCGTATTCCATGTAGTCGTCGGAGTCTTCATCGTCTTCGGTCTCACCCACGAAGTCGCCGACGAAGTTCTGATCCTCCGAGTCCTCTTGCAGGATGACGGCAAAGCACGGGAACTGCGTGCTCGTGCGCGGGTAGCCGAGCACCGTCTCCGGCGGTTGTCGCACGAAGTTCGAGACGAACTCCTCGCGCTCTTCTGCGCCAACAAGCGGATCGAACATATGCGCGAAGAACTTGCGCAACAGATCGGGGTTCTCGCGGAAGCGATCGACTTCTGCGCGGAAAAGCGCAACGATCAGGCGCTCGATGTTGATGACGTTCGTGCGCGCCGCTGAGAGCGCCGGCACGTTGCGATCGATGCCGATCGTGCCGCCGAGGTTCTTCGCGTCGCGACGCCTGCGAGTCTGATCACTCATCGCGTCTTCGATCCCTTCGGTGCCGTCGTCGTCGCGAGAAGCGCCTTCACGATCGGTTCGACTTCACGTTGTACGCGTTGTGCGAAGTTGCGCGCACGGATGCCAGGATGAAGCCAGTGCTCCTTCGCACGACGCACGTTCGAGGAGATGCGGCGGAACGTCGTGTACTTGTTCTGTGTCGCCTTCGCGTACGTCTTCTGCTGGCGCACCATTCCGAGGTAGGTCGAGCCCCAATGCCAGGGTTTCTCCTTCGTGCTCAGGATGGCGCGCGCTGCACTCGACATCCGCATGCCGGGGTGGATGCGTCCTCCCCACTGCGTGCCGCCTTCGGGCTTCGAGAGCGTCGGCGCGAGCTTCTTCGCGATCGTGTGGATCGCTTGGGGCATCGGACGCCCGACGTTGCGACCTCCACTGCCTGGCGTGCCGTGCCCGAAGGGGATCGTGTTGTATCGGCTGCCATCCTTTGCGGTCCTCGCGTTTCGAGCGCCCAGACCGAGCAGCGTCGTGCGAAGGTCGAATGCGCTCATGCCGTTCTCGACGAGGTTCGGCACCACGCCAACGAGCACGACACGCGCGACACGATTCTTCACCTCGACGGGTTGGATGCCTGCCACGTAGTCGCGTGCCGTCGTGCGCAGGTTTTGCTGCGCGAGCGAGACCCATCGCTGGTGCACGACTGCGCTGACTCCGCGAAGGAGCCGATCGACATCGTTCGGTCCTGCCGCGATCGCGATCATCGCGCCTTTCATCTTCGAGAGATCGATCTTGATGAGCGGCATCAGGTCTCTCCCATGCGCCGGCGCAGCGTGGACGGACACATGCTCGGAAGCGGCGTGTTGATGTCCGAGAGGTAGTCGAGTTGCACGAGCATCTGTACGGGGAGCGCGAAGACCGTCTGCTGCGGCACCTTCGTTTCGAGCGTCGCCTCACGCGTTGCGTGCGGGTGAGAGATCACGAGGTAGATGGGGTGGTATTCGTAGATCGCGGAAAGGTACTCTTCATCTTCAACCAACTCAGCACCGCGCGCGAGCCATTCGATCCATCCGTTCTCGTTCACCTTGAAGTGGTAGCCCTCTTCGAGCTTCGTCGCAGGCACGTCTGGTGCGGGCTTCCAGACCAGTGCAGTCATGCGCGAGATGCGGTAGCGCAACGAGTCGCAGTTCGCGGGGAGCTTTGATCGAAGACCTCGACGATCACCCTTCTGGAACAGCTCCGAGTGCACCATCACCGAGTCACGCATCTCGACACGATCGCGGTGCCCCATGCGATACTGCGGCTCGACGGTGAGCGTCGATGAGCCTTCGATCCACGCGCCCGTTCGATCGAACGGGCGCGCGTTGCGCTCCATGTTCGTCATGATGCCACGGATCTCGATCGGGTCATCGTAGTAGAAGCCTGAGCCGTCGCAGTCGCCGCAGTTGATGCGCGCTTGGTTCGTCATCGAGTTCACGCACGGGCAGAGTAGTGCCTTCGTCCAGATGAGGTAGTAGCCGTGCTGCAAGATGGCACGTTGGAACTCGATCTGCCTGAACTGCGCGCGCGTCTTGCGCGTGTTCACGTCTTGCCCTTGGCGCTGCGCAACGCCACGCGCATCGGGCGCATATGGATCCGGTCCCGTGCTCGTCGCGGGCACGTCTACCCACCGACGGTACGGACCATCGTTCTTCAGCACGATCGGTGTCGGCCCTTTCGGCTTCGTGCTCACGCGACGACTCCTCGGATGCCCTTGTAGTAGCGCCGCAAGAGCGGGATCTGATCCTTGATCTCCTTCGTGTACTGGATGATCCGCGCACCGTAGCCGGCGTTCGTCGCACTGCTCGTCGTGCCGATGTTCTGCGAGAGCCCATCAATCGAGAGGGAGACCGTTGCGATGCCTGCGCCTGCGATCAAGTCACCGAAGATGTTGAACGGCCCGAGCGACGCAGCCTTGCCGATCAGATCAAGGATGTTCGCTGGCACGCGGCAATCCTCGAAGCCTGCCGTGTAGCGCACCTCGAAGAGATGCGGGAGCGTGTACAAGCCGTTGTAGATCGCGGGTAGGTACGAGCCTCCCTGCCCGATGAGAATCTCGGAAAGCGTGCCCGCGGTCGGCACGATGCGCAGTTGCCCGTGCTCGCGATCGATTCGGAGCCACTCCTCCGGGAACTGCACGACCGTCTGTCCGGTCGGGTACTGCACGTTGAACTCCTCCACGCTGATCAGCGGGTAGTTGTCCAACTGGATGTAGTTGTAAGCCTGGTAGTCGTTGATGTAGTAGTCGTGCTTCTCGACGAACGTCGTTTCGAGAAGCTTGATGTCCAACTGGTGCTCGAACCACTCAATCGCCGAGAGGATGTAGAACTGCAACGTGCGATCATCGATCGGTTCGCCCTGATCGTTGCGCAGGTCCACACCGAAGAGGTAGCGGTTCTTCAATTGCGGCACGGTGAGGATGCACGACGTCGCGAGCCCGAGCCCTTCGATCGGATCGCTCGGCTCACTCGACGCTTCATCGAAGCTCTCGCCGTTCGCAAGGCGCTTCGTGTCGAGATAGCGCGTGCGGTAGATGAAGAGAGGTGCACCGGAGCGGTCGATCCACGAGTAGCTGATCTTGCCCTTCTCCAGCACGGGCCGATCGGCAGGTAGCGTGACCTCACTCCACGTGATGCCCTGGTTCACCGAGCGCTCGATCACGAGGCGGTCGAACCCCATCTCGATCACGGAGTCGATGTCGTCGTCCGTGACGCTGATGCGGATCACCCGCCCAAGTGCCTTGCTGCCAAGATCGACCAGAGTCATCGCGCGTTCACTTCTTCTTCGGCGGGACTTTCGGCGCCGGCATGACCGGGAGCGGAGGTGCCGAGCGCTTCAAGCCCATCTCTTTGTAGAGCGCCGTGAGTTCGTCGGCGAGCGCACGGTTCTGCTTGTACAGCGTGCCGTTTTCCATGCGCACGCGTTCGATCTCCTCGCGCAGCGCATCGTTCTCTTCGCGCAGGTCTTCTTGATCACGCAGAAGAACGCGATGCTGATCGAGGAGGACCGCGTAGTTCCGCTGGCACTCGTCGGCTTCGCCTTCGACCTTCTCGATCCGAATGCGCAACGTTTCCTCGCGCTTTTGCATCTGTTCACGTTCTGACTTCTCGCGCTCTTCGAGCGCAGCGATGCGCGCAAGCATGCGCTCCGCGAAGTCTTTCGTGATGTCGATCTTCTTCTCCTCGACCTTGCCGCTCTGTTCTTGCTCCTTCAGCTTCCTCTTGTGATGGTGCTTCCACGCCTCGCGTCCCCACGAGATGAGCGCGAGTAGCAGCCCGAAGAATCCGGCAACCCATCCCGCGATTGCCGACGAATGCTCGTCGTCATCCATGCCGCTCACTGCTCCGTGCGAAGGTAGAGTCGCCTCGATCATGTCACGCCTCTCACGTTTCAGAGAGCGACGACGCGCAACATGGCTCCCCTCATGAAGCGCATCGCCGGTTATCCTCACGCAGGCGGGAGCTTCCTCGGAACACGGCTGACCTGAGTGACGTAGACTGTTGCGGTGCCGCCCGTGGTACGCGCAACGATGCGATCGTTGTGATCCTTCCTCACGTGGATCTCGACCCACCCTCGGATGAGCGGAGTCGCAGGCGGCGCAGCAGGCTTCGCGGCCCACGAAGCGGTCTCGTTCTTCACGAACGGCACCGCGTCGATGAACACGAGGTCCGTGCCTCCGGGGCTCGTGGCCTGCACAAGGTACTTGCCCGGAGGCAAGGGTCCGTTCGCGTCGTTGGTACCGCCGCTGGACACGACGGAGGCCGCGACCGCAGCGAGCGCCACCGTGCGCCCGAGGTCGTGTCCGTAGAAGTCCTGAAGGTCGTCGGGATTCGCTGCCACCTCTTCACCTCACGTGCGCCGTGGGAGCGCGTTCAGGTCACTCGGGCTTGGGCGCCTTCAGGCGTCGCCCGCTGGCGGCTTTGGGCGCCCCGCTGGCGCCCTCGGACACCTCGGAGGTGCTCTCGACCGTCTCGACCGTCTCCGGGCCGCTGGCGAGCGCCTGCGAGCCGAGGCGGGCCTTCAGGTCGGCGACCTCGGCTTCCAGCTTCGCGATCTTCGCGTCGCGCACCTGGATGTCGTTTTGCGCGTCGTGCAGCGCATCCTGCATCTCGTTCGCGAAAAGGCGAAGATCCTCGACGTCTTTCTTCGTCGGCCCACCAGGCCAAAGAGCGCCGTCGGGCGCACCCACGGCGGTGCCTGAAAGCGAACGCGGCGAGCGCGCGACCGCCTTGAACCCGTGCGTGAGCATGAACTGCGCGTCGGCTTCGTTCTCGACCTCGATGCAGCCCTCGTCATCGGCACGCACACGAGCACCGCTGCGAAGATTGATCTCCATGTTGCGGAAGTTCTCGTTCTTCAATCGCATCCTCTTCTCCTTCCTTCAGAAACACGAACGGGCGGACGGATCACCCGCCCGCCCGTCAGCGTACGCCATCGACGTGGCTTCAGGCCGCAGGACCGACGAGCGAGCACTGACCGGCGAGCCCGCCGATGAACACGCCCTGGAGTCTGCGCGCCACGGTACCATCGACGATCGCCGCGAGTTCGGGCGCGCCGTACGTGGTGTCGAGCGTGCCGTAGCCCGCGACGGGGGCGGGGAAAGTCACGGTGATGTCCACCGTGCCGTTGTTGTTGACCTCGGCGATCAAGCCCGTGAAGGGCCCCTCGCCGTACACGTTCACCTCGTTCGCGGTCGGCAGGTACTGGACCCGCCGCCCCGGCCGAAGCCTCGCTCGCTGCCTGTTCTTCGTGTTCACGACGATCGCCATCTTTCGCCTCCGGCTCGTGGTCGTCAGGAAAGACCCTGCGAGCACGCGCGCGGAGGTTTGCCTCGACGCGCGCGTGCTCACGAAGATCAGATCGAGTTCGGCAGGCGACCGATGTTCTTCACCACGACGTTCTTGGCCGGGGTGTACATCTTGATCGCGCCGTAGATCACCTGCGCCCAGCGGATCGAGGTGTCGATCACTGCGAGCGGGATCCGCGTCATCGGCAGAAGCTGCGACCACGCGAACGACCGCTGGTTCTGCATGAGCACGAAGCCCTTGCTCGTGCCAGGGATGTCGGCGTTGCGATCGACGATCACCTGCGTGGCGCCCGTCCGGGGCACCTTGAACGCGAGCTTCGCATCGCTCACCGGCTGCCCCGGACGCGTACGGTAGACCTCGTAGTACGAGGTGCCCTGCCCGCCGTCCGTCACGGTGATGCTCACCGCGTCGCCCGCCGCGACCGCCACGCCCGCACTCGTCACGGGCGTGCTGCGCCCGTAGCGACCACCTGCGACGATCTGGTAGATGTACGTGCCCGCGTCGGCCGCGACGAACTGCGACAACGCATCCGGTGCCGCCGTCGGACCTGCGCTGATCGCCGGAGCGAGTGGGCGCTTGCTCGGCGAGCCGAGACCCGCCGCGATGGGAGGACCACCTGGGAGGATGAACACGGAGTCGTGCAGATTCACGCGCCCGTGCTGGCCCTGGAATGCCTTCACCGTCGCGCCGAGCACGCCAGGCTCGGGGCTCACGCTGAAACGCTGCCGGTCGTAGACCTGCTTCGCCACGTCCGCGAACGGACCCGTGTTGAAGTACGCGTCCGTGGCAACGCCGAAGTTGTCGCGGACACGCAGCAGCATGTCGTTCAGGAGTTCCTCCGTGAGCGCGCCGCCGCGAAGGTCGATCACGTTGTCCGGCGCGCCGTCGGAGATGAGCTTGTAGAGCCCGTCGAACTGCTCGGGCAGCAGCGAAGAGTCGCCGAAGAAGAGCGCGTTCTCCAGTTGCTGGAGCAGCATCATCGTCTTGTTCATGGTCTCCATCGCGATCACGTTGCCGTGAGCGGGACGGATCACCGACGCGACGTGCGTGACGCGCCCGACGATGCCGAGGAACTTGATCAACACGGTGACACGCTGGTAGGTCGAGTCCTCCTCCTCGGGGAGATCACCCTCGGTCATCCATCCGAGGTCGAACTGCCGAGCACCGCCGCGCGAGTACGCGAGCAACCGGTTGAACTCCTCGACCGTGTTCGAGGCGGGGACCTTCGGGATGCTCTTGAAGAGCTTCACCTCGTCCATCTCGAACGTGAGATTCTTCAGGGTCGCTTCGAGCGACTCCGTGCGCAAGGGGAATCCCTGGCCAGGCGTGACGCCCGGATCGTTCACATCCTGCCCGGCGAAGAGTGCCTTGCGGAGGTTGGCGATCTCCTCCGGGCTGGCGATGCCGTGCCCGTTGAATTCGCGGTAGTCCCGCGCGCCGACGAAGGGGCTGATCATGGTCTGCTTCTCCTCTTCTCTCGTTGGTTCACACCATCACGCGCGGGCGATCAGGCGTAGCTCTTGGCGAGGCCCGCCTCGCCGGGGTGGCGACGGAGGAAGTTCTGGACCTCTCCGAGGATGTTGCTCGGGACCTCCGCACTGCTCTCGACGAGCGGCACGAGGTCGGTGGCGATCTTGCGACCGCCGATCTCCTTCACGCCCTTCTCCAGGTGCATGTAGGTCAGCACGCTCGCGATCTCGCTCTTCTTCAGCGAGCCCAGGCCCCCGGCCTCGTTCGGCATGCTCTTCTGCATCGGCTGCGCGCCCGAGAGCGACGTGACGCCCTTCGGCGCTGCGACCGGCTGCCTCTCGACGACGCCGAGCCGCTTGCCGAGTTCGTTGATGACGTGCTGCTGACTCTTCACGAGCGCGCCGAGCGCGTGCACGGTTTTCGCCATCGCGACGAACTGCTCGTCGCTGCGTCGCAGCGACTTGCGCATCCGACGATCGAGCGTGTCGAGCGCTTCCGTGGTGCGCGAAGTGAGCGTCTCCAGGAATGGCGAGACGTCCACGACCTCGCCGATGTCGGGGTCCCGGCGAAACTGCGAATCGAACGACGCGCTCTTGCCCATCCGGCGCTTGCCGCGCATGCCGACGGGCTGCTCCTCGTCCTCGTCTTCGTCCTCGTCTTCGTCCTCGAAGTCGTCCTCGTCGTCGAGGTCGTCCTCGGCCGCACCTGCGAAGGGAGGCATCTTCGGGCCGCGCGCCTTGCCGCTCATGCTCGGGCTCGGACGCTGATGCTGGAAGAACGAGTCGCCGCCGACGTCCTTCATCATGCCCACGATCGTCGCCGCTTGCCCGGCGTTGAAGCCGGCCGCGGTGAGCTTGCCGATCATGAGGTTCTCGATCGAGCCGGCGTCGGACATGCTGCCCTGCCCGCCGCCCTGCATGCCGTCGCTGCCATGCGTACCACTGTTGTCGATGTTCACGCCGTCGCCCTTCACGAGCGGCTCGCCCGTGACTCGCGACGCAGCCTTCAGCAGGTCGTTCAAGCTCGCGTCGAGAGCGTCGAGCGTCGTGGTCTGCTCGTTCTCCATCTTCTCTTCTCCTTCACTTCTTCGCGGCGCCCTTGAAGTGGAAGTCCGCGATTGCCTCCGCCTGCTTCAGCGAAAGGCCGGGCGCCATCGTCTGAAGCAGAACCGCCGTTTCGAGTCGCGTGATGGGCTCGCCAGCGAGCGCCTTGTCGAGCACGCGTTGCTCGATCTCCGAGAGCTTCTTCTTTCGCTTCTTGATGCGTTCGATCGTGGGGCTCGTGCTACCCTGTGCCGCGGCTTCGACGCTGCGGCGCGCCATCACACGAGCACCGCCGTCGCCTGTTGCACTTGCCGGAGCGATTGCGACGGGAGCGCTGCCAGCCGAGAGCGACTTCGCGAGCACGTGCAGCGCCGTGTTCGTATTCACTGGGCATCGGGTGATCGCGACCTCGCGCACGACCGCCTTGCGGATGACCGAGGGGTTCTTCGCGTCGCGCGCAGTGACACTGCCCTCGACGCTGAAACCGAGTCGGCGATCGGTCTTCTGGAGCGCGTTCGCCAGCATCCACAGAGCGTCGGCCCGCGGGTGCCCGTCGAGCAGATAGCCCTCGACGTACCATCCCTTGCGCATGCCCATCGTGCGGAACTCGGCGCGCGTCGGGTAGCCGACGACTGCATCCGTTGCGGGATCGTGGTTGTCGTTGAACCAACCATCCTTGAGGAACGGCGCGAAGTCCATCCCGTCTTGCAGGATCTTCTCGGCTTGGCGATCGAGGTCGTCGGTCGAGCAGATCCCACCGATGCGGCGATTCGTCGGAGCGCTCGTGTCGCTCTTCGTGAAGACCTCGGCATCACACTCGAAGCGCCACGCGTTGCCACGCCCGATGGGCGAGAGCGGCGTTGGGAAGACCTCGATCTGTGCTGCATCGAGAAACATCACGTCTCCAGAACGACGAAAGGCGCGGAGCCCGACTCAGGTTCCGCGCCTCTTCTGCCCTTCTCCGCAGAGATCGGGCTAGGCCACGCGTGGAGTTATGACTGATACTCCATCCGCTCGTCAAGTACGACGCACGACGAGCTTCGGCTGCGACGCATCTTGGGCCTTGCGCAGCACGATCGGACCGGGCGCGAGGACGAGCGGGATCAGCACGCCGCGCGAGCATGATGGGCAATTGATCTCAACCTCGCCGCTCTTGTACAGAACGAGGATGCTCGTCCGCGCTTTCACACGCGTACCATCGTGTGAAGCGCGGAAAAGCTGCGCCGCGCAGTGCGGGCAGCCGAGGTCGGGGTTCTTGTTCACGTCGGGACCACCACGCCGAGCATGCGCGCTTGCACGACGGCACGCGAAGGCAACGGCACGCCGTGCGAGATGCAGGCGCGGAAGACGGCACGCTTCATCCGGTTGATCTCATCTTCAGTGTGCACCTTGCCAAGCGTGAGGATCGCGGCTGGGTTCATGATGAGGTCGAGCGCTTCGATCGCAGCGCTCGCGTTCGGGAGGTTCATGAAGTAGTCGAGCTTCACCCCGTTCTCGATCGAAAGGTCGTCGATCCCGGCACCTCGGAACACATCGGTATAGCGGTTGCCCATCACGCATCTCCTTTGAACTTCGAGAACGGGATGAAGAAGCGCGAGAAGCTCTTCTGCGTCATCGCGGCCTTCTTCGCGGCACGCGTAGCGGCAGCCTTCTTCGCCGCCTCCTTCCGCTTCTTCGCATCCCTCTTCGCCTTCTGCGCCTCGAACTTCACCTTCATAGCGGCCATCTTCGCGGCCAGCTTCTCCCGCTTCGCCTTCCAGCGAGCAAGCATCTCCGCTTGCTTTTGCTGCCTCTTCGAGAGCGGAACTGCCTCGACGATCTCGCTCTTTGCGGTTGGCACCGCCGGAGGCTGGGGTGCTTCCGCTGCGGGCTTGCGCTCGCGCGGCGGCGCGCTCGGAAGCTGCGACATCGCGGCGAGCGAATGGCCCGTCGTCGGCAGGAAGTCGTACTGCGTCTCCACGGGCACGCCATCCTGCACCGTCTTCATGAAGAACTCGAAGGGCACCTGCTTTGCGCGACCCTGCGTGAGCTGCGAGAGTTCCGCTTTGCTGGGTACCTCAGGCACGACATCGCCAGTCGGCACGCGGATCTTCTTCTTCTCGCCCGTGTTGGGGTCGGTGATCTGCACCGTCCTGAAGACGGGCATGTTCACCGACGTGGTGAGCCGCTTCACGTTCACGAGGTACTTCCTCGACTTCAGGATCTCTCGCTCGAACGGTGAGAGATGCTTTTCGAGGATCTCATTCATGATGTCAGCGTTCGTGATCTCCGCAGGCTTGATCTGCCGTTCGATGACGCGCACAGCGCCAGTGACCGGATCGACGCGCTCGACGGGTTCGAGCTTGCGCCCGTACTGACGCAGTTGATCGCGCACCTTCGGACGCATCTCCGCGATCTTCGAGAACGCGCGATGCGCGAAGAATGCCTCGGCTGCGACCACGGGGTTGAAGCCCATGCTCATCGCCTGCGACTTCTCCGCTTCGTCGAGCGCCTCCCACGCTTCGTGAATGATGCTCATCGCGCTTTCCATGCCGGAGTACTCGGCGAGCCCGTTCTTCGCTTCGATCTCGCGCACGATCTCGCCGAGGCGATCGAAGACGGGCTTCGCCTTGTCCGGGATGATGGCGTCGAGCATGCGCGCGGCGCGCGTGATCCGCTGCCACTCTTGCATGGGCGAGTGCAGCGAGTCGTACATCACGAGTTCACTTGCGTTGCCCCAGTTGAGCCCGACCTGCGCAGCATCCGACGCGATCATCATCTTGCAGTTGTTGAAGACGTCGATCTGGTGCGTCGAGAGCGGCGCACGATCGGTCACGTACTTCTGGAAGATGGCGTTCAGTTGCTTCGTGAATACATCCTTCTTCTCCAGTGGGGCGGCGTTGCGGCGCTGCTCCAGTTCCTGGATGAGCTTCCGATCCTTCGCGCTGATCTCGCTCTCGTAGACGTAGCCAAGGCGCGTCTCGTCACCGACGACGCGCGTGGTGACGCGCATGGGCACCTCGATGCCTCCCGTGCCGTCCGGGCCGGCGAAGAGACGACTGATGCGCTGGCGCTCCGCGCGAGACCAGCCCTCGAAGAACTCGCCAATCTTCGGCGGCTTGCCAACGCTACCGGTGAGCGTGCGGTGCACGAACATCGACGTCTCCGTGTCCTTCCCCATGTCGTCCTTGACCTTGCGGAAGATTTCGGAGTTCACATCGCGGTCACCAAGCGTCGCACCCTTGCCGAAGTAGGTGACGAAGTAGCCCATCTTCGGACGACGCTTCTTGTCCTCGTCGGACGAGTAGCCAGTATCCTCGTGCCCGAGCGCTTCGTTCACGTCCATGTAGCCCATCGATCGGAGCTTCGATTCCATCGTGCGGCACGACGAACCGATCCGGTTACCGAAGAGGATGAACTGCGCGTCGGGGTTGCCTCCCGTCGCGGTGTTCGTGCGCTCGCGGATGTAGCGTTCGAGTTCGTCGGCCTTCGCGTTGTTCGCAGTCATCGCCACGTCGAACATGGCGCGCTCGCGACGACGCAGCGGCGAGAGCTGAATGGAGAGCTTCGGATCCTTCGCCTTCTGCTGCTGGAGACCGGCCTTCTTCTTCTTGTCGCCTTCCGCTTCTTCGACGCTCTCATCGTCTTCTTCGTCGTCACCGCCCTCCGCATCGTCGGTGAACGTGCCGTTGAAGTCCCAATCGTCCTGGTGGTAGTAGAGACCCGCTGCCTTCTTCGACGGATCGCGGATGAACTTCGTGCCGATCGGTACTTCGATGCGCTCGCCGTTCCACTCCGCGACGAGAGGCTTCAGGTTGCCATCGGCGTCGAGGTACCCGCGCGCGATGCCGCCCTCAGGACCGTAGTCCGGGTTCGGGATCTTGCCCCACGACGTACCGTTGACGAAGCCCTTCTTGATGTCAGCGAGCAGCGCCTTGTCGATCTCGGTGCCTGCGAGCTTGTAGTAGTCGATGCCGAGGATCTGCGTAACGTAGAACGAGAGCACCTCGAACTCACCCTCCGAGATGCGACCCTTCTCGACGTCCTTCGCGCTCGGCCACTTGCCGCCGAAGCCGTGCGGTGGCTTGCCCGTACATCGCTTGAAGTCGGGCAACATGAAAACACGCTCGACTTCCTTGATCTCCGTCTTGCCGGTCTTGCCCTTCTTCTCGGCGATCTTCTCGATGTACGTGACGAACTCGCGCTGATCGGGGGGCTTGTAGCCCGGCGAGTTTGCGAATGCGCGTGCGACGTTGACCTTGCGACGCATGCCGCCAGAGAACGCAGCGGCTTCATCGGTGCCGAGCGCGCCCGCCTCTTCGAGCTTGATCATCTCTTGCTCGGTCATGGCGGCCATCGCCAGACGGTAGACTTTCTCCTGCATGCCCGTCATGTGAGCAGGCTGGTTCTCGTCGAGCAACACCGCAGGCATCGTCTTACCCTTCACGTCTTCCGTGAGAGCGACGTGCATGCGCGTCGCAAGGTACGACGCGAGTTCGGAGGCACGCTGCGGATTCAAATCCGTGCGCGGCGGATTCTTCGAGCCGTTCGCCACCATGACGGCACTCGGCGCGAGGTAGCGCTGCGAGAACTGCTTCTCGGTGCCGAACGGGCTCTTGCCGTTCGTGAGGAGATCGAAGTACCGCGGGATGGTGTTCAGGCGATTCGTGATCGGCGTCCCCGTGAGCAGCAGGAAGAGGTTCATGCTCGGGTTCCAACGCTCGACTGCGCGCGAGAGTTCGTTCTCGCGCGCGATCGCATGCGCCTCGTCCACGATGATCCCATCGAAGCCGCCATGCATGCGCAGGTCAGCCTCGTTGTCGCGAAAGTACTCGAACGGGATGATCACGACGTCGTTCTCTTTGTCGGCCTCGGGATCCCATCCGCTGGGGTTCTTCTTCAACCACTCGGCGCGGGCCTCAGCGACGCGTCGTGCATAGGCTTCCTCGCTCTCGCCATCCTTCTTCGGCGGCCAGTTCTTTGGCGAGAACGCCTGCACGGCTCCGGCAAGCGTGTTCGCGCCGATGAGCGTCGCGCCCTTTTCCGTGAAGTCGATCGCGGCGCGCTGCCACTGCACCGCCGTGTTGAGCGGCACGACGATCGCAACGCGCTTGCGCGGTGAGCCCTCGATGGGAGTGCCGTCGGGCTTCTTCGCGTTCTTCATCAGACGGATCGCGGCGAGTGCTGCGATCGTCTTGCCAGTGCCCATGAAGTGGGCCGCCATGCAGCGCCCCTCGGCACGTGCGCAAAGGCGGAGGAACTCCTCCTGATGCGAGCCGAGCTTGAAGCGCGATCCATTCGCGAGGGTCGGCTTCAGTCCCTTCAGTAGCCCACCGTTCTCCTCGTCGGTGTTCACGCCGCCATCGGGGCTCGTGATCTGCGACGGCAGCACGACATCTCGCTGCTTCGCGCGTTCGACGTTGCGCTTCTCACTCCTCATGAGATCGTCGAGCAGTTGCTGCACGTACGAATCCATCACGAAGCCGCCGAACTCCTCACGGAGCACGGAGATGTCGCGCAGGTCGATGAAGGGTCCCGTGTCGTCACTGCGCACCGCCGGGAAACGGCGGATCTCCTCAATCGAGATCGATCCATCGCTTGGGAGCTTCAGCCTCACGGTGCCGCCGCGGAGCTTGCCATCCGCGTCAAAGCGCAGATTGTCGCCGTAGAGCAGCAGGTGGTTCTTCATCGGCATGACGTCGCGTCGTTGGCGCGTCACGTCATTGCGATCGACCGCGGTCGTGACCTTCTCCGCATCCTTTTCGCTGATGCGTGCGATCTTCGCGAGTCCGGTACCCTGCCCTTTCAGCGGTTGCACCTTGAACGTGCTCTTGCCCGGAATCTTCTCATCGTTCTCGTCGAAGGCATCCTGCACCTCGACGATCTCGCCGTAGACGATCCGCTCACTCGTCGGGTCGCGGTACTTGATGAGAGCGCCCTGTCCGAACTCGATCGTGCGCGGCGGGATCTCGCGCACACCCTCGACGTTGATCTTGTTCTTCGAGTCGAGCAGCGAATCCACTCGCGCTTGCTCAACGCCAAGGATGCGATTCCAGTATTCGCCTGCGAGCAGCGGGTTGCCGCCGCCGTCGAACGTGATCTTGATGTGCGCGTAGCTCGGGTTCTTGTCGGTGCCCGTCTGCACGGTGACCCACGTACTCGCCTGCGCCTTCGCAGCATCGCGCATGAGCCTCACGAGGTCACCCTCGTTGCGGATGCGCTCACCAAGCGGGTTGATGAGCTTGGCGAGCAACGGATCGGTGATCTGCCCTGCCTCGATCTTGCCGTTCTTGTGCAGAAGCATCTCGGCGGTCGTGCCAAGATCACGTGCGAGCTTCGCTGGCTCCAGTCGATCCCATCGAAGCTCGGGCCATGTACCCGTCGCGACCTTGCGGAGCTTGCCGCTCTTCGTGCGCTTCCACGCGAAGGGCTTCTCCTCAGGCGTCAGGCGCCCGTCAGGCTGGATGCGGTACCTGATCCACCGCTGCTCCGTCACATCGACGCCAGATGACTCGCGACGCGTCACGGAGAGCGGCAACACGAACCTGCCGCCGGGCACGAAGGGCTCGCTCTCGTTGACGGTGATCTTCGTTTTCGTCCCGTCTGGATTCGGCATCTCGTAGACCGTCGCAGCACGCACGGGCTCGACCTTGCCGGTGATGGGGTCGTGCGCAGTGACGACGACGGGGCGCTTCAGCTTCTTGTCGTAGACGCGCTTCAGCAGCGGTTGCTTCTCCGCCTTGCGCAGTCCTTCGAACTTGAAGGTCGGCGTGAGAGCCTCGAACTCTTCGCGGCTCATCTCCAGCGGAACCCACTCATGCCGGTCCTCGCGAAGCTCGGCGCTCGTCTTGCCCTTCTCGCGCAACTTGCGGACACGCTCGCGCTCTTTCTCTTGCGATGCACGCGACTCACCGAGCTTCGCGAAGATGATACGACCAAGGTGCGACTGAAGTTCACCAGGCTCCCAGCCCACCACGTCGTCGCCGATCTTCTCGTTGAAGTCCTCGTCGTCTTGCCGGAGGTAGAGCAGCGCCTGATGCGGCGTCAGCGCGTTCCCGTTTTCATCGTATATCTCCTTGTAGACCTGCTGCGACTGGAAGCGCGCAGCGGTCGGCGAGTCGTAGACGGGAAGCTCGGTCTCGGGATCGATCGTCGGAGGCACCGGCTCCCATCCCGAAAGCTCTGCATCCTTGTCGGGCGGGCCGAGTCGGAAGAACACGGCGCGCCCCTTGTAGTGCACCGTGTAGAACTGATCCTTCTCGCTCCGGTAGGCGCCGACGTAGCTCGGTTGACCTTCGATCTCGCGCTGCGCCGCGATGCGGCGCGCTGCTTTGCTCGCAGGCTTCAAGTCCCACCAGCGAAGCTCTTCATCCGGTACCTTCAGCATCTTGTCGAGCGAAGGGCCGGGGATGAGGCCGTGCTTGCGGAAGAACTCGTAGCGCGCGGGGCATTGACGAGCCATCTGCTTCGGTCGCGAGATCATGCACGCGACCGACTCCGCCCAGTCCTCCTTCTCGTTCGTGAACGCGTAGTCGGAGATGCGCTGCGGATCACGCAGCGAGAGTTCCTTCCACTCCTCCCATATCGCGCTCTTGCTGCTGATCAACGCGTCGTGCATCTGGTGCGCGAGTTCGTGCCACACGATCTCTTCCGCGATCGTGAAGCGCGATCCGAAGCGCGGACGCCCGACGGGCTCAGCCGTGAAGCCTGGCGGGCTACCGTGAGTGCCAGGAGTCCCATCGGCGAGTAGATGGACCTCGCCGGTCTGCCCATTCGACCATCCCGCGGGAGGCACCGTGCCGTGCTCGGCCCAAAGCGCCACTTCATCTGGATCGTTGCGCGTAGTGATGATGATCTTCTTCAGTTGATCGTCACCGATCAGCGCACGCATCGGCTCAGGCAGCATCTGGAACGCGCGGTAGACACGCGCGAGCGGGAAGCGCTCGATCTCCTCGTCCGGCTGCGCCTTCTCCTTCGCCGCGAACGAGGCGTGGAAGCGTCGCAAGAACTCGGGGTGCAGATGCACCTTCACGCCCTCGATTCCAAGAGCGCGCACGAGCGAGTCTTCCGTGACCTCGCTCGGCTTCACGCGATTCTTCGCGAGGTTCTTGAAGAGCTTGTGGATGTTCGAGGTCAGTTCGTGCTCGTGATGAGTTTCGATCGCCTCGGTACCCTCGACCTGCTTCTTCCCAGCCTCGCGCACCTTGTCGTCGGCGTAGTAGTAGCGGTAGACGATGCGCCCGTTACGGAAGCCGACGAACTCGCGCTTGATGTACTTGTGACCCGCCGACGGTCCTCGCGAGAAGCCGGTCGCAGTGGCCTTGACGAGTTCTTCGCTCACGCCGAGTCGGCGGATCGGGACCACGAACTTCATTGTCACTCCTCCGAAGCGAGCAGACAGAAGGGGTCGGGCAGCGAATGCACCGCAGCGACGAAGTGCTCCTCGGTGCCTGGCTCGTGCTCGACGAAGCCCTCCCATGTCTTGCCGTCGCGCGTGCCACCGGTACGCGCAGTGATCTTGCGGCCGAAGTGAGCAAAGAGATGCGAGCGCTCCACGTCGGTGAGCGGCTGCTTCACGTTCGAGAGTCCGATGCCGCCGTCCTCACGGCGGCGGATGTTGAACGCGAACTTTGCATCATCGCCGTCGATCCGGCCAACGTGATAGACGCGCTTCGCAGCCTTCTTCAGGTATTCACTCATCTTCATTCTCCGAGACCCGAGAGAAGCTCCACCGTTCGACGTGCGATGGTCGGCGCGTCCGCGATCTGCTCTTCAGGAGCGACCAGCAACCGCATCGTACGCGGGTAGTTGATGGCTTCTCGAAGCATGCCGCTCGTGAGCGTAGCATCGGCGCGCCGCTTTTCCGAAGCCCGCGACTTTTCCATCTCGCGGTCTTCGGCGCTACGTAGATCGCGCAGCGTGCGCACACGTACGTTGCGCTGCGCACCGGTCGCGAGATCGGTCATCGTCATCACCATCGAGCCGTATTCGAACCCGCGAGGCGGCGGCACGTCTACGGTGATCGTCTGCGTCATGAGCCTTCGCATCTCCGCAGTCTCAGGTGCGATGCGCGTCGCAATCTTCATGCGGATCTCGTCCTCGCTCATGCGATCGACGCGCCGATACGCTTCCTCCGCAGCGCGCAGTGCATGCTCGTGCTGAAGCGCATTCGGCCCGCTCGCCTGCGAAGCGCGATCACGAGATCGCTCCACGAGACCGGCGAGACGTGCCTTCTCCTCGGCGCGGTACTCCGCGATTTGCTTCGGCGTGACGTCGGCAGCCCTCTTACGGATGATCTCGTGCCACGTCGGACCGGAAACGACGGGTACGGGCGGCGTGAGCTTCTCCGCGGCGCGCGTCATGAGCGTCTTCGCGTCGCGGTCCTGCACCTTCTCGCGTGCGACGTTGATCGCGCGCTCGATCATCTCGCTCACGATCTCTTCAGCGCGACGTTGTTCGAGCTTCTTCCCGTTCGCGTAGATGGGCACCTGCTTCGCGATCTGCGAGGTGCTCATCTCGTCATCACCGTACAGTCCGAGGCGCAGCGCGAGCATCTCCCCCGCGTCGCCCTTGTACGTGATCTTCTTCCTCCCCTCGCTCGTGAACTCGAACTCCGAGAGGTCGCCAAGCGTGCGTTGCACTGCTTGGCGAATCGCGACGCGCTCCTCGGGTGAATAGCCGAGCCCCATCCCGAGGCCGGGTAGCGCGAACTTGTCCTCGTCGAAGAGGTCACGAGCGCTCGCCTGCCCCTTCAGGAACGAGTCGTAGAGATGCGCCCATTCGAGCTTGCCGGGATGCGTCACCGTATCGCGCTCGACGCTTGCTTCGGTCGCGCCGACCTTCTCGCCCGTGCCTCGCTGCACAACGCCCTGCGAGCCCTCACGCACTGCGACGATCGTGTAGCCGTGCACCGGCACCGGCTCGTTCGCCTGAGCACCGGTGAGGTGGGAGTGCAGATGCCTCTTCAGAAGCTTGAAGTACGGCATCACTTGCTCGGGCGTCGGGTCATCGACACCGAGCGCCTTCGCAGCTTGTGCGCGCGCAGCGACGTAGCGCGCGATGTTGCGCTGATGCCTCATGGGTAACGAGACGCCGCCAAGCCGTTCGCGTGCAGCAGCGATGCGCACGTGGTCGCGCACAAACTGCTGCGCATGCGGGGTGAACGCGTTCTTTGCATCGTAGCGCTCGATCGCGTCAAGCAACCCTTCGATGCCGGCTCGCTGAAGCTCGACGAGCGTGGTGTTCACGGCGCGTCCACCCCGCACACCCTTTTCGTACTGCATCTGGAGCGCGAACTGCTTCGCGATCTTCTTCGCCGTGCTCGCGATGAGCGGCTCGAACTCCTTCACGAGCAAGTTCTTGCCGTGGTCAGACACCGCGATCGCTTCCATCTTCGTTTTGCGCTTCGAGCCGTCCTCGTTGACCTCAAAGCGCTCGATGACGCGCATGGGATAGACGCCGTTCTCGATCGCGTAGAGACCCGGCTGCGTCTCCTTGTTCGCCGTCGAGCCCCCGAACACGGGAGCCGTCTTCCCGGCCGCTGGGCGCCCGCTGGAGGGCTTCTGGCGCGTTCCTCCCGTCGGAGTCCAGGCCGGCTTCGTCTCGGCCTCTGGCGCCTCCACGCGAGCCCTGCGCAGGGGGTCGTGATCGACGCTGAAGATTCGATTGTGCTGCATCATGATCTTCGCGCCGTCGTCCACGGCGCGAAGGATCGCGAAGCCAGGGTTCGTAGGGTCTTCGGGAACCTCGATGGTGTAGAGCTTCGCGAAGCGTCCACCGACTTTCACCGGAGCGTGGGAGTGCGGATCGACACCACCTGCGATCCACGGCTTCATCTCACCGCCGCTCACGCGCCAGTGCCAGTGCGTCGGGTCCTTGTCGAAGTCCCCAGCACGGAACTGCTCCTCACTGAAGCGCGTCGCCGTCTTCCACTCGTGCGCGACGTGCGATGCCTGCGGCTTCTCCTCTCCTGGATACCAGTACTCCCATCCCGATCCCTTGCGCCGGCGGAAGCCGTGCTTGTGTCCACCTGGGATGGGCATCCAGCCCGCGCCTTCTGGATGCGCGGCCTTCACGAGGTCGGCGAGCGTAAGGATGGAGCGCACGAGTTCGCCACGGTTTTCCTTCTTGAAGACCTTCGCCTTGAAGGCGTCGATGTGCATCTTCTTCATACCACCGAAGAAGCGCGCGTCGTCGTAGTGCGCGAGATACGCGGTTTTCGCCTTCTTCGCGCTCGTGAAGCCGAGCATGACCTTCTGCTCGTCCACCTCCGAGAAGTCAGGCTTCTTCATCTGCGTCACGACGTAGACGCTCTCGCTCTCCGGGTGAGGCCCGATGTAGCAGTCCACGTGATCACCGTCGGTGCCTTCGGTGCCGCGGATGTAGCCGTAGTCGTAGAGCATGCGCGTCGAGCCGTTCTCCTTGGAGTGTGGGTCGTACCAGTGACGCACGGTACCTCGCGCGTTCTCGATGCTGATCTGCATCCCGTGCACTTCGGTGCGACCGTGGAGCTTGCGTGCCTTGCCGTAAAAGTCGGCGATGACGCTCGTCTTCGGGATCACGTACTTCATCGGTCGAGCCTCACGTTCTGCGGCATGAAGCGCGTTGCTGCGGGGTCCGGGCGGCGCCGCTGCGACACCGGACGGATGAGCGAGCGGTAGTAGCGGTGCACGAACGTGAACTGTCGCGGGAAGTCACGCATGAGCGTCATGCGATCGTAGAGATACATCCTCGTTACCTCCGCCGCGCACTCGATGGGGAGCTTGCTCGCGTACTCCGTGACGAAGCCCTCCTCTTTCGCGATCGCGAAGAGCTTCTCGTGCCATGCCTTCACCTTCTCGATGCTGCCAAGACGGTGCATCAGAAACACGTTCGGCACGTGCCCCATCTCGTGTTCGAGCACCGCGCGCAGCTTGTCGAGTGGTAGGTTCTGCATGATGCGGATCTCGTTGCCGGTCCAGTACGCGAGATCGTGATCGTCGAGGTGCGAGTTCTGCGTTGGATGATCGGTCGTGATCAGCGTGATGCCCGTGCGCTTCGTGAAGAGCGTCTTCGGCGTGCGCGCGATCACGTCGTCGATGATCGCAAGTCGTTCAGGGTCGCCGACGCGAACGACGACGCCATGCTCGGGCACCGAGTCGCCATAGGAGAGCGCCTTGCGCAGATCGTGTTCGAGCATCCACGCCTTGCGCGTGCGCTTCGGCACGAGATTGCCCGTCGTGTCGAAGCCCCATCCTTCCGGCACGTGGACGAGCGCGCATTCACACCACGGATGCGTCGGTCCGACGACGGCGCGCCAGTCACGAGCTTTGCGACCGACGTTCGTGCCATTCGCTTGCAAGTCCGCGAGCCGGAACACGCGAGGGCGTGAGCCCTGCCCTGCGGTGAGATGCAGACGCACGCAGTGATCGCACGCCGCAGGCGTGGGCACCTTCGCAACGAGGATGTCGCGTGGGTTGCCCTCGCGCTTCATGAGTCCTTGCACTTGTCCTTCCTGCATGGCGCGCATCTTCTCAGTTGCGGCGATGCGTCCGAAGTCACGCGACCAGTCCTTCGTCTTGTGCCCGAGGTCACTCTTCATCTTGCGCCACGTTTCACGGCGCTCGATGTTCTCATCGAGCGTCTCTCGGATCGCACGCTGCATGCGCTGCTGGAGAGCGCGGTCAGCCTCGATGGCAGTCGTCTCGAAGTCCTGCGCGACACGGTTGCCGAGACCGCGCACGTGCGTCGCCGCGCTGCGGCGCGCCCACTCGCGGGCGAACTCCTCGTCACTCGTCATCGGAAGCGGTCGTGTGGCGAGTCTGTTCTTGATCCCCTTCAGCGTCATCGCCGGGATCTTCACGACACCATGCGCGACTTGCGCGTTCACCTCAGCGAGCAGTTGCCCGTACGCGTACGCGTCGTCGATGATCCCGAGCGCGCTCTTCGGAAGGATGCCCATCGCTACGATGCGCTTCACCTCCTCGGGCGCAACGCTCGACGCGCCAAAGAAGCCGATCGCGATCGCGGTGTGATGATCAAGGATGATCTGCACAAGCTCGCGTAGTTGCGCCGTCGTGAAGAGCGGACGCGGTCCTCGCGCCTTCATGAAGTCGGCGTGCTTCGCGATGTAGCGATCGATCGCACTGAGCATGCGATCGATCTGCGCGTCGTACTCTCGCATCGCAAGATCGTACATCTCCGCGAGCGGCTTGTGCGCCTGGAACGGATTCTCGTTCGCGCGTGGCTCCGCCTTCACGAGCCATCGCCCACCGACGACGGCTTGCGCGATCAGGAAGGGGTCAGCGTGTGCAGGTGCTTCAATGCGCACGCACGCATGGTGCTCATGATGCGCATGCCCACACCCAGGCCCAGTTCCGGGCTCGTGCTCGTCGCTCGTGCTCACCGATCACGTCGTGAGATCGCCGACGATGCAGACCTTCAATCGCCGCACGTCGGTCGCACTCGGGTTGGAGACGAAGAGCGAGGTCATGACCTCGGTCATGAGCGCAAACGCCTTCAGGTTGGGTGCCTGCGTGTTCAACGGCGGCGCCATGCGCGAGAGCATGCGGGACTGCTGACCGATGCCGTTCACGCGGTAAGTGATCTCGCCATCGGCCTCGATGTAAGCGAGGCGCGCTTGCGTCACATCGCCGAACGAGACCGGCACGTCGGAGGCGTTTGGATCAAGCGCGATCGTCTGCGTCACGACATGCTCGCACGTGTCGAGCAGCTCCGTCAGCGAGCGCTCGAACGCCGTGTCATCGAGGCGGTTGTCGAACCCGATCGCGACTTGGAAATCCACCTTTGTCCGCAAGCTCATCGCGAATCTCCCTCTTCGAGATCCATCTCGATCACGAGCCTACCACGCTCCGTCTTGCGCCTCACGCTCTTCAGCAAGCGATCGACGCCACGCATGCTCCGTTCGAGTTCAGCCTCTTCGGGAAGCTCGTCCACTTCACCCGCCTGAAGCTCTTCTTCATCGGGCGGAGGCTCCGGTGCTCCGTCGTCGTCCTCTTCGCCACCGGGCGACGGAGCGCCTCCCGCAGCAGCTTGTGACTGCTGCTCTTGCATCATCTTCTCTTGCTGCTTCGCTTGCGCGAACTGGAGCCACGTCGGGTTGTTGATGCACTGCCCAAGGCCATCAGGCAACGGCGGCAGGTCGTCGTCTGCGCGCACCTCGTCAACCATGCGGTACGCGCCGACTTCCTTGATGCGTGCCTCACGCTCCTTCTCTTCATCGCCAGCGTCGAGCCCGACGAACGAGAACTCGAACTCAGGCTCGATATCCCACACGATGTGCCGATTCATGTTGTCGGCGATGTGGTCCATGAGCGGGCGCAGTCCCTTGTCCTTCGACTCAGTGAGCTTCGCTTCCTGCTTGCCCTCGTTGAGCGAGTGCGACTGCCCCGTGTTGCCGAACTGGAAGTTGATCTCGACGGGATCGGCTCCGTAGACCGCGCACGTAAGCTTCGTGAGCCAGTCCATCCACGCGCTGAACTCCATCTCGCGGTTCGTCGAGTGCAGCGACTGCCACTGAATGTCTTCCGAGTTCAGGATGGGCGTGCGCCATGCGTTCGTGACACCAGTGACCTGCGAGTACCACATACGTCGAAACGCACGGAGTTGGCGATCTGGAATGGCGCCCTTGATGTTCAAGATGCCTTTGATCGCCGAGCCTTGTGAGAAGAAGCGCTGGTTGTACTCGAAGCCGAAGAGCCACGCGGTCACAAGGTGCATCAACTGCTCGACGGGCGAATAGCCGAAGCCGTTCACGCGGAGATCGCTGCGTGGGTTCATGATGCACCACGCGAGATCATCCGACGAGAACTCAGCGATCACCGAGTCTTCGTAGACCTGCACGTAGGCGACGCGCGAGTGTTTCTCCTCGGGGTCAAGATGCTCTGCATCCGACACCGCAGGTCGGATCGTCTCGCTCGGAAGCGCGATGAAGCGCGAGACCTTCCCGCGCCGATCGCGAATCTTTTCGAAGCACCACTGGTCGTAAGTGAGGATGTCACGCACGCCCTTCTTCACGAAGAGCGTGAACGAGTCTCGGTCGGCGGGCTTTTCGTCAGGCAGCAAGATGCCCGTCGTTTCGATCATCCGCTCGATCTCACTCGCCCGCTTCTGCTCGGCGGGTGTCATGCTCTTCCACCGATCGCGGCGATCACGCTTGATGATGCGGTAGCCGCGATCGTACTTGCCCTGCTGCGGACGCGAGAACTGCGCAACCTGGTTGCAACGCAGCGTGATCAACGCAGCGATCACCGTGTTGCGCGCAGTCATCTGGCGGAGCGTCTCGTAGGTCAGCGACGACGGACGCTCCCGCCAGCCTCCCCAGTCGATGATGCTGTAGGGGTCGTGGAAGAGAGCACGCGGCTTCTCGTCAGTAGCCTCGGGCAGTCCTCCGTCATCCGCAGCGAGCCCAGCGTCACGAAGGGCTTTCGCCATGTCGGCGTTGGAGACGTCGCCTCCGTCGCCGATCATGTCACCGATCCGCCGGAACGCACCGCCGAGCCCGGCGCGGATGTCGTCGAAGATGCCCATGCCAGAGCCTACCGCAGCCTGCGCTTCAGCGCTTCGGATTGATGCCGAGGTCGAGCCCGTAGACGTCCTGCATGAGCGCGAAGCGAGCGTGGTGCACGTTCGCCAACATCTGCACGGGGTTCACACCGTCGTCTTCGAGCTTCACGTTCTCGCTTCCGGCAAGCACGCTCATGGTGCGCTCGACCGACTTGCGCATCTCCTCTTCGCTCGGGAACGCGCCACTGTCGGCCGAGAGCGACTTGCCGATGCCCGCCGCCGTCTGCTGCTCGGAGAACATGTAACCCTCCAAGAAGTCGCCGTTGACCTCGGAGCCGTTGAATGCAGGCTTCACGAGACCCATCGCGCGCAGACGTGACGCAACGAAGTCCTTCGTCGCGTTCAGCTTCACGCACGCACGCAAGATGTTCTCGTTCTTGCCGCAGTAGATCACGAGTTCGTTCATGACCCACTGCGCCCACCAGTCAGCCTCGTCACCGCCGATGCCGCCGTTCGCACCGTCGGGCTGCGAGATGCCCATGATCGCCGCGTTCTCGTCGTGGCATCGCTCGCGCTTCTCGTGCTCGTACGCTTCTTCGATGAACGCGTCGAGGTACGCGGCGAGGTAGTCGTCGGGGATCTTGCTCATCCCCTTGTAGCCAGGCTCGAACGCGTACAGGCCCTTCGCCATCAGGTCTTCCTGCGCGATCACCATCTTGATCTGCTCACGCAGTTCGGGGGTGCTTTCCATCATGTCGATCATCTCCTCATGCTGCGCGTGGTGCGCCATGCTTTTCTGCGTGTGTCCGCGGGCTTTCTTCTTCCCCCGCATGCGCTCACGCGCGGCCTCGCGCCCGCTCACGTGGGCGGCCTCGCCGTGATCACGGTCGTACTCCTCCTTCGAGTAGTAGTACCGCCACGGCTTCTTCGGATTCCACGTAGGAACGCGACGGTAGTACTTCCCGCCGCGGGCGATGCCCTTTGCGAAGTCATCGATCGTGTCGAGGGCAAGAGTCGGAATGTCGTCGAAGTCCATGCGCACCATCCTACCACGTGATCGTCACTTGCCCTTGGGCACGACGAGCTTCGGCATCGGGCCGACCTTCACCGGCTGCGGCGGCTTGTACGAAGCGATGACGCCGCGACGCTTGCTCGATGCCAACGAGCGCCGCGGCGGGTTCTGCGGGAAGTCGTCGGTCTCATACCGGAGGATGGGCGTGCCCTCGGGGTCGGCCGTGCCGTGGAAGCCATACTTGCCTCGGTTCGCGATGCCCATCGCGCGACGTTGCGTCTCGCGTGCAGCGGCCTCGTCCTGGCGTCGCGGATCGTCGTCGGGCTGATAGTAGATGCTCGCGTAGTCCGGCATCGCGTCGTACGGTGCCGGTGTTGCCCCGGTGTTCGAGACAAGCGTGCCCTTGCTCTTGCCGTAGATGCGGCGAAGCCCTCGCTCGATCTCAGCATGTTCGCGAAGCTTCTTCATCTCTCACACGCCGTAGAGGTCGAGAAAGGTCATCGGAGCGCGCGCGACGTGGCGCATCGGCGCGACGTAGTGCACGGGCACGCTCTTGCGCAGCGTCGCGTCGAGCTTCGGCGCAAGCTTCAGCACCTCGCGCCACTCGGCGCTCTTCACGAGGTGCATGCTCTTCTCGACGGCGATCTTGCTCTTCTTCTGGCGCACGCCTTCGAGCGCTTTCCCTGCCTTCTCGCCGAGCGTGGAGAGCTTCGCCATCGCAGCCATGAACGCCTGAAAGATCGGGTTCGCACGGATGCGCTCGTTGCGAAGCAGCACTTGCTGGGCAGCAACTTCCTTCATGGCGAGCTGGTGCGCGTCTTCGAGCTGCACGATGTCATGCTTCGTTGCCGCGATCTCCGCATCGATCTGCGCGACCATGCGCCGCGCGAGCGGGTGCCCGCTACGCTTCACTTCGAGGCGCTTCGCCCGCAACGACGAGAGATGATCGTACGCCTGCGAGAGGTCGGCCATGATGTTGACCACTTTCCCGATCTTCTCGCGCATGCCCCTCACGCTCTCGCTCTCGGGCACGAACCGCTCGCGCGGCTCGGCAGCGCGGGACTGCTGCTCGTCCTTCCCCATCGCGCGCTCATGCTGCGACTCGACGGCGCTCGACGCTTCGTCGTCTCCAGCATCGGCGCCAGGGTAGTCTTTCTTCGGCTTGTACACCTTGCCCTGCATCTGCGCGAGCAAGCGGTTGTGCTTGTCCGCGTGATAGTTCATCGCGTAAGTATGCGCCTTCGCCTTCTCAGCGTCGCCCATGCGCATCGCTTTCGACTTTTCCGTGCGATGCCTGCGGAACTCCGCAGCGTGGTGCTCATGATCGTCCTCCTTCCCAGCCGGGGTGTACGCCCACACCTGCGGATGGAACACGCGCTTCTCGCCGTGCGCGTCCTTCTGCACGTGCGGCTTCACCTGCGCAAAAGCGCCCTGCGGGCCGCCTGCGGCCTTTGGGGGCTCGCCTGGTACCTGAGGCGGAGGCGGACCGCCCGCGAGCTTCTGAGAGGCTCCATGGGGCGCGAGCGGGCCTTCCTGACCCTGCCCGGCGCCCTTGCCAGGCTTTCGCGGAACCGCCGTGGCGTCCGCCGCGCGCTTCGCCCGTGCGCCTCCCGCGTCGTCGGGGTGCGCCGTGCTCGTGATGCCTGCGCCCGGATACCAGTAGATCCAACCGTCGGCGCCGCGCTTGCGAAAGCCACCCTTGCGTGAATGCGGGATGGGCGAGAAGCCTGCGGGCGGCGTGCTCGCACCCTTCAACGCGCCTTCACCGGCTCCATCGGTCGGTGTCACGTTCAGGCTCTCAGGCATCGTCTTAGACTTTGCCTTCCGAAGCGGGTCACGGATGATGAAGCGCACTCCGCTCTTCGCGGTGATCAAGGTGTCGCTTCGCATCTGCGGTCGTTGCGGTGCACGCACGGTCGGCTCCTTCGCGTAGTCAGTCGGCTGCGTGTTGCGCCAGAACGCACGAGCCCTTTTCGCGATCTCCATCCGAGCATCGCTAGGCACGCCGTGGATGCGACGAAGCGACTCGGTGAGCGCGTTCACGGCGAGAAACACGCGCTGCGTCTGCCCCTTCGTCTGATAGGCAACGCCTTGCTCTTCGATCATCTTGAGCACGCGCGCTTCGGTCACGCGATCGAGCCCGAGCCCTGCGGTGATCGCATCAAGACTCTCGACACGACGCGGCAAAGGCGCGGTGTATTCATCGGCCTCGCGCGTGCGAAAGACACGGTTCGCTTCCGCTTGCTCCGCTGCGAGTTCGCCGCGTCCTGCCTGCGCACGTGCCGCGAGATTCTTCGCTTGACCGGGGATGGCCCACGGCGCGCTGTAGCCGGGCAATTGGGCGCTCGGATTCGGACGCTCGGGCATTCGCTCACCTATCGCGCGTCTTCGCTGCGCGCTGCACTCGACCTCGGCGCTCGCACCTTCACGGTCGAGCGCAGCGCGCAGCGGCGGAGCATCACTGCTCCGCCGCACTCAGATCACTGGAAGCCGTTGTAGTTGCGGAAGCCGATGGCGAGCCACCGGATCGGCTGCGCGTTCTCGTTCAGGTCCGCATCGGTCCCGATCGAGAACTTCTTCTGTCCGTTTCCGCCGAGCGTGATGAGCCCAGCGGTATCGACCGTGACGGTGCCCGCCGCGACGGTCTTGATGCAGTCGTCGTCGGGGAGTCCGGGGTGCTTGATCGCTTGGACCGGCGCGCCGGTTCCGGCGGTCTTGCATGCCCACACGAAACCGGGATCGAAGGGCAGCGCGACGTCGAACGCGGCGCCCGTGCCGGTGACGGTGCCCGCTGCGACCTCGGCGTTGTTCGCAAGGATGCTGCGGACGAGTTCGAGTTTCGTCGCGTACGGCACATCGTTCTTGCCGGGCGGGACGTTCAGGACGAAATCGGAGTTGAGAGAGCGCATCTTGGTCCGTTCCTTTCGTTGCGCAGGTGGACCCTCACCTGCGTAGTGCGCCCATCCTACAACGAGTCGTCGCCGCGAGCACGGCTCGCCTTCATGCCGAACCAGTCGTCGTCGCCATCGTCTTCGTCGTCGCGCTCTTCTTCTTCAAGATCAGTGAGGCCCATCTCGCGCTTCCACGCGTCATCGGCCAAGCCGTCGTCGGTCGCGCCTACGATGTCGCCGTCCTCGCCAGTCTCTTCACCGTCGCCCATCGCGAACGTGAAGCCACCTGCCTTGCACGCCTCTTCGGCCATCCACCACGCCATCACCGTGTCGTCGTGCTCGCCGATCCCTTGCAGTTTTCCATCAACGAAGCCGAACTGCGCGCACTCACTTTCCCACACCTGCACTTGCTCTTGCGTGTACGGGTCGGAGGAGAACGGGATCGTGTACTTCTCGTTTTCAAGCAAGATGCGCAGCGATGGGATGCCCTTGTCGAGCGGATTCTTGTTCTGCGCGTGCGTGAGAAACGGCTTCACGGGCAAGTCGGTCGTGCGTCGCATCTCGTCGCTGTAGATGCGCTGGAAGAGGTTCGCTTCGATGAAGATCAAGTTCGGGTCATAGCGACGCGCGACGCGCTCAATCAAGCCCAACTGCTGGCGGAACGGCAGTCCCTTCGTTCGCACGATGTCTACGACGAAGCGTTGTCCGTCCGGTCCCTTCGCGATCACGAAACAGACGGTGTAGTCGGCGCCGACGCTCGCGGAGAGCGCGAGATCCACGCCCATGTACGTCGTCCAGCCGAGCTGCTTCATCACGCTTCGTTTCGGCCGGAGCGAAAGCGACGGATCATGCAGCGGCGGGAAGAGGTGCGACGGGAAGATCGAGAGGTCGTCGGTGATGGGCTCGCAGAGAATCTCACGCGCGAACGAAACGCTCCCGATCTCATCGCGCTTGCCGTAGAGCAGCTTCAGCGACCAGCGCTGCGGGAAGA